GTGCCGATCAATAAGATCCGGGATTGGAGTTGGGAAAGCTTTTGGTTGGCTTCCTAATGATTGGCAACCAGATGCTCTTATTCTTCGTCTTGTTGATAGATATCATGAAGATAAGATGGGCGTTGCAGGCGAAGCTCTTGAAACTATTCTTAGAGCAGTTCATAATAGTTCTCGTGCAGCTAATATACTTAGTGAGCAACTTACTAATAAACTTAATGCAGGTATACAAGCCGAAGATACTTTGCCAGTTATTGATTTGATAACTAAGCTAAATGGTATTATTAATATCATTCCTAATCAGATTAAATCTTTAGGTGAAGCTAAACAAGCTGCTGCTCTTGAAATAGAACAGAAGAAAGCTCGTGGTGGTAAAGTAGTTACTAGTTCTATGTCTGCTAAAGATGCTAGTGATTTAGAAGCTCAAGTAGAAGCTCAAAAGAGAGAGCTAGGATTGGTAAGCGATAGTATTGTTAACACTCCTTTACGGGGGAAATACGAAAGTACAAAATGATACCGGTTAAACCTGAATATAAGCAAACTAAGTTATACTTTGATGAGCCTACTCATAAGTATACTGATAATTGTGGTAATTCTTATATTAGTGCCACTACTATTATTCATTCGTATGTTCCTAAGTTTGATTCTAATTATTGGGCTAAATATAAGGCTAAAGAAGAAAATACTTCTATCAAAGATATAAAGAATCAATGGGATAAGATAAGAGATAAGGCTTGTGATATGGGTAATGTCTATCATAATAGTTTTGAAGATGGTATTCGTCAAAATAGTAAATTCTTTAATGCTATTAAATATCTGAATAAACAAGAAAGTAAACAGATGGTTACTGTTGCTGATTTAGATGTTGTTGATAGTCATGTAAGACTTCTCGATGTTGATGCTTTCATTGAACATACTGAAAATAAATATCCTGAAATATATAAAGTATTTAAGTTCTATACTGAACGAGATTATAAGATATATTCAGAGATAGGAGCATTTCTTCCTAAGTATCTTCTTAGTGGAACTATTGATATACTTCCTATTCGTGAAGATGGTTTTGTTATTCTTGATTGGAAAACTAATCGTACAGGTCTTAGATTTCAAGCAGGATACTATAAGAAAGATAAAACTGTTCGTCCAGTACAAGAAACAGATGAATGGGTTCATAAGCCCGAAGATGTTCTACTTCCACCGTTTGGTGGTCTACCTAATTGTAATGGTACTACTTATGCCTTGCAGTTAAATCTATATGCTAAAATGGTTCATCTTATTACTGGTTTGCCTTGTCGTGGTTTAGCTCTTTGTCATATTGAAGTTCCATTTGTTCTTAACCAATATGGTAGACCTCAAAGATTTAAAGACGGTTTTCATATTGATGAAAGTAAAAGTGAAACAGCTAAGTGGTATAAGATACCTAGATTAGAACCTGAAATAGATACTATGCTTAATATCCGTTATCAAACTGTTAATGGAAGTCAGAAACAACAAATGAATTTATTTGTATAATATAAATGTAATATCATGTCTAAATATAATAATTTATTAATAGATAGGTGTCGTACTGTTGATTGGAGAAAGACACTAGAGAATAAAGGTTATTCTTACTTTGATAAAGGTAAGTATAATCTTAATCTTATTGGTGTTCGTTCCAAAGAACATGGTAATGAGTTCAATGATGTTTTTATAATTGATTATTGGACAGCTAATGGTAAGAGATATACTCCTATATATCCTTGTACTACTGACCCTGGTTATAAAAGTCTTACTAATCCTGTTAATATTAAAGGTTGTGCAATTCTAGTTCCTGGTCAGTATCGTGGTTGTTTTAAGAAAGGTTATCATAAGGGACAATATCTTGCTCTTGTTCAACATAAACCTGTTAAAGTATTCCGTGATGCTAATAAAGATTTCTATCTTGATTGTGATGAATCAACAATAGAAGAAGGAATGTTCGGTATTAATATTCATAAAGCAGGAGAATCAAGTGTTGTTGTTGACGGTTGGTCTGCTGGCTGTCAAGTTCTAGCTAGAAGTATGAATTTCAGAGAACTTATGAATATAGTTAACTTAGCAATTCCTTTGTGGGGCGATGTATTTACTTACACGTTGTTAGAAGAAAAAGACTTAATAATATGAAACTAAAGAGTATTGGAATAGGACTATTAATAGTAGTAATCCCATTTGTTATAATTGGAGTATTAAACAATTTTGTTTTTAATAAGGAAAATGTAGAAGTCCCACTTATCGTTCCTGATACTATATATCAGGAAATAAAAACAAAAAGAGATAGTTTACAACTAGTAATAGATTCTATTCTCAATACTCTTAATAATACTAATCAGTATGAGAAAGAATTTGATAAAGCAATTAGTGATACTGATAGTATTGCTATTCTCGAACGCTTCATATATCTTGTGTCAAAACCAATCGGAGTTGAGAATCCAAAGGTTGGAGACGAAGGTAGATAGTTTACAGCAATCCTACTCCTTTACGGGGGATGGCGGAGCGAAGCGACGCCTAGATAAAGAAGTATTAAGAATAGCCAATGCAAAGTTAATACTTTCAGAAGAGTATAAAAGTCAATATGAATCCTACAAGAAGTTATACGAACTAAAAGTTAAAGATAGCTACTTGCAGGATTCTATTATATCTAAGCAACGTGAAGAAATAAAGAGGATAACAATACTAGGAAATCAAGCTATTGTTAATCTTAATAAGGAATATAATAAGTCTAAAAAGTATAAGAAGCAACGTAATGGATTCATAGCTAGTACAGGTGTGCTAGCTATTCTTGTTGCTATACTACTAAAATAATTAATTGTAAGCTATGCAACTGTCTGAATACCCGTTCTTCATGTATTATTATGAAGAAGATAAAGGAAAGAAATATAAGCACGCAAGAGACTGTGGATATAAAGACCCATTCGACCATTTCTTAATAGGAGAAAGCGGAGGGTTCTTAATGAATATTGACCCACATAAGCGTTTTGTTAATACAGACCTTTTACGTCCTGCTGCTGTTACTTATGAGAAAGAAGGAGTTTATACTAAGTTTGCAGTAGATAGTATGCCTCATATAAACTTTCGTAAACAGGAAACTCTACGTAGACTTGTTGGTTTTAAAGCTCCTTGTCTTATGGATACTAGAACTGGTGAGATAGAAGATGTCTATATTACTGGTGAACATTATAATTTTATTAATTATGGTCGTATTCTTAAACTAGATACTAAAACACTTCGAGTAGAAGAAGGTAAGGTTACTGGTCGTAAGATAAGAGGATTTCCTAGATTTATTGATTGCCAGTGGTGGTACTTCTTAATCAAACAGTTCTGTCGAGAAAATGGTATGTTTCTTATCAATGATAAGACAAGACGTGGTGGATTTAGTTATATGGAAGCTATTGGTTCTGCTAACTTTATCAATCTTACTCCTAACCGTGCTGTTATTCATGCGGCTAGTGATAATAAGTTTTTGGTTCAATCAGGAGGTCTATCTGACTTTATGAAGAAGCAAATTATCTTCTATGAATCTAATACTCCTTTTGCTAGAGGTATAGCTAAGATTGATGCTAGTGATTTTATCTTAGGTTATAAAGACCCTAGTACAGCTATTATAGATGATAACAGTTGGAATAGTGCTTGTATATCTGTATCTACTAAGAACAATCCTTCTGCTGCTGTTGGTAAAGATGCCGGAGAAATCAAGTGTGAGGAAATGTCAGAGTTTGAGAACTTCGATGATTTCATGGATGTAACTGAACCTACTCTAAAGACTGGTTCTGTTACTACTGGTTTTCTTAATGCTTGGGGTACTGCTGGTAAAGCTAATGCAGGTTGGGTAACATTTGAGCAAAACTTTTATGACCCTAGAGGTAGAAACTTTATGGCATTTGAAAATGTATGGGATAAAGATAGTAGAGCAGAAGTATGTGGTTACTTTAAACCTTATTGTTGGGGACTTGAAGGTTATAAGATTGGCGATGATAATCAAATCGCTACTCTTACTTCTCTTGATGATGATGGTAATTCTGATATAGCTCTTGGTTTTCAAATAGCAGAAGAAGAACGTGCTGCTGAAAAAGCTAAGAGTAAATCATTCGCTAAGTTTATTAGTTATTGTGGACAGTATGCTAATATGCCTAGTGAATCATTTAGTTCTGTAAGTGAGAATATATTTAGTAGTGAGATATTAGATGAATGGGAGCAAGAACTAAAAATGTCTAATAAATATAACTTCTATATAGATGGTAAGTTTGTAGAATATGATTCGGATAACTTCGAGTTTATTCCTAATGAACGTATTGCTGCTACTGGTGGTGTATTTAAGAAGGATTACTTTGATTATATTAAGAATGTTCCTCGTCATTCTAATGAAGACCCTGAAGGTTGTATTCGTAAATGGTTTAATCCAATTAAAGTAGAATACATAGATAAAAAGACAGGTCAGCTAACTAAAGGTACTCCACCGGGAATATATAGTATTAGTTATGACCCTGTTGGTATTGATAAAGATAAGAAAGAACTTACTAATAAACATTCACATAATAGTATTAAAGTTTGGATGAATCCTTGTATATATAATGGTTATCGTCCTAGATTATGTGCTGTGTATTATGGTCGTCCTGATGAACTAGAGAAAGCAGATAGAATCTGTTATTATTTTGCAGTTACTTATAATTGTCTTGGTACAACTAATGTCGAGATTAACCGTGGTGAAACAGTTAGTAATTTTAAGAAATGGAAAGCTATTAGATACTTAGGTTATCACCCAGTTCATTTATGGGATACTAATATTAATACTAAGAAGATTAATACTATTGGTTATGATATTAGTAGTGAGACAGTTAAACTTGATGGTCTTAGAATGTTAAAGGAAATGTTGTATTCCCCCATAGGGAAGTTCGAGGACGGTCGTGATATGCTTGTTCTTCATACTATATATGATTATCAGTCTATACTAGAGTTAAAGAAATGGTCTAATACTGGTAACTTTGACCGTGTATCTGAAATGATTGTTCGTGGTATTGAATGGGCTGCTAATGATAAGTTTGCTAAAAAGCAGCTTGAACATAGACAGAGAGTGCAAACAGAGAAAGAAAACTTTTGGAATCGTAAACGTTATTAATTATGAGTTGGTTAACAGAAAGCAACAGGTTAAAACATTTCCTCTACGCAATCCCATGTGGATTACTAGGAATAATGTTAGTAGTAGGCTTAGCCGTAGGCATGGAATTTAAAGATAAAATGTATGGCGGTAAGTTTGATTTCTTGGATATTTTAGCTACATTGCTTGGCGGAATGATAGGATTCGTATTAATGCTAGTTATAGTAATAAGTACGGGTGCTATTAATTGGTACATTAATATACTTATTAAACTAAGCGAATTGTTATGATTGATGCTAAGCTAAATGCTCGACTTGGGGACATGCCTAAACAGCGTGTCCCTAATTCTGAAAAGGATGAATACTGGGCTGGTAGAACAATAGATTATTGTATTGCTGCCGGACTAGCGTGTAATGATAGAACTAAGACGGAACAACTTCTTGAAATACTTCATGGAGAAATGCCTGACGAGTTCTATCGTAAAACACTTAACCCTTATAATGCTACGAAGGAGAACTTTAAAAGATTTCCTGCTACTCTAAGGAATCTTGATATTATTAATGATGTAGTTCGTCGTTATTTATCAGAATACGTTAAATCTCAACATGAATTTATTGTTGGTGCTAATAATCCTGAAATCATTATGGCTCGTGATGCTGCTATTCGAGAAGATATAGTTAAGCGAGCTATGTTAGCATTTCAACAAGAACTTCAAAGGAGAATACAGCAACAACAAGCTGAAAATGTTCAACTAGAAGCTCAAGGACAACCAATACAAGAGGTTGACCCTGAACAATTAGCAGCTGATGCAGAAGAGTTTGAAAAGAACTTTATTGATAATTATATAGATGAAATAAGTGCACAAGCTCAGCAACTATTAGAAGTTATTGATGATGTTCTTAATAACGAGACAATAATTCCAGTTGAGTACTTTAACTATATCGTTACAGGGGAAGTTTATAGTTTCCATACTGTTCGTGGTAAAAAGCTAGTTAAAGAGTGGGTTCCAACTACTGATATGTTTCCTGTTCCTAATGGAGAGCAAATGGTATCTAAGTATGATATTGTAGCTCGTAGAATGTTGATGAGTTATAATCAAGTAATAGACCAATTCTCTGATGAACTATCAGATGAAGAACTAGAGTTTATAACTAAGTATTATAATCCTAGTACAGTTGGTGCTACTCGTACACTTAGTCTTAATGCTTATACTTATTATTTTCCTGAAAAGTGTAAGAGCTATGAGAATGATAATAGAGAGATATTTCCTTCTGATGGTTATGATTTAAGATTAAAGAACGGAGAACTTTTAGAAGTATGGCATGTTAATTGGAGAGGTTATACACAAGTTAAGATACTAAAGTACATTAATGAGGTAGGATTAGTTGATGAGATGATTGTTCCTGATGATTTTGAATTTAATCCTGAACTCGGACATATTGAGATAACTTCTGTATATAAACCACAAGTTTACGAAGGTTATCGTATAGGAGGTCAACGCTTTGGTATATATCCAGGTGGTGCTAAACCTATTCCTTTCCAATTAGATGATGATGTTAGATTGCAGTATTGTGGACTTCAAGAAGTACTTCCTCAAATGGGAAGATTCTCTATTGTAGAAATACTTACTCCATTTCAAATATTAATCAATATCTTCTCTTATCATAGAGAGATGATGATAGCTAAGAACAAGATGTTTATTCTTGTTGCAGCTAAATCTTTATTTGGAGAAGATGCAGAAGAAGCTATTTATAATATAGCGGCAGAGGGGATATTTCCTTATGATGATGCAGAAGATATTAATAGTACTAAAGCACAATCTATTAAAATGCTTGATGCCAATATCTCCGGTTATATTACTGAAATATCTAATCTTATTGAATCTATTAAAGCTAGTGCTCGTGAAATGGTAGATATGACACCACAACGTTATGGACAAATAGCAACTAGTGCTGGTAAAGGTACAACAGAAGAAGCTATTATTCGTGGTTCAATGGGCACAGTTATTATTAACTATATGTTCGATAAGTTCCGTGAGGACGAATATCTAATAGATTTAAATAATTCCAAGTTAGCTTGGATAGATGGATTAGATACTTCTTACTATGATAAGTCAGATAGAAAACAATATGTCTCTCTTAGTGTAAATAATCATACTCTCGGACAATACGTAATCAAAGCTAAAAACTCTGATAGAGAAACAGAGAAGTTTGAACAACTTAAAGAGTGGGCTTTCAACGCCAGTCAAAATGGAGATTTAATGTCTGCTGTTGCTGCTATTACTTCCGGTAATATATCCAGTCTTAAACTAGCTATTAATCGTTATCAAGAGATTCGTCAGAAGAATGAAGAATCACTTAGACAATTAGACCAACAATTAGAAGAAGCTAAGAATAAAGCTGTTCTTGAACAGATAGCTGCTAAGGGAGAACAAGATGCTAGGCTAGCAGAAATCAAAGGTTATTATGATTTACTTGCTAAAGGAATGGATACAGAAGCTGCTATGGCTGCTTTAGCTAATCAACCTGTGCAAACTGCTCCACAAGATAATTCTGCTGAACTATCATTGAAACAAGCTGAACTAAATGAAAAGAAACGAGCTAAGGATTTAGATATGATTAACTCTGCGTTAGATAGAGATAATGAACTAAAGATAGCTAAAGAGAATAAGAATAGATATGATAGTTCTAAGTCTAAATCTAGTTCTACTAAGAAGTGAATACTAAGTTATAATTAGCTATATACCATTCTCTATGATTCAGACGTGCCCTACGGAACTTTCCGTAGGGTTTTTCGTATCCATAAAATCGACGTAGATAGCGTTTCCTTTGCCTCTGTTGCATTTACCCTATCGAATGGATAAACTGTAAAGGAAAGCATTAAAATGCCGTGACGGGTCTTAAAATGGCTCATTTTTTTTGCCCTGTATCGAACGCAAAGTTTCTGCTGATAAGATTAACTCTAGTAATACTTAAATACAAATACGGGCAATTCTAAACCTAATAATAAGGGTATTCAGACTAGTAAGAGTTTGCTTTCTCATATTATTAGATTACATTTGAGTGAAAGTAATAATCAAAACATATTTATTATGGGAACTTTTAGTAGTAATAACGATTTAGATTTAAGTACTGGTAGTATTGATACTGGCGATACTGCTAATACTGGAGGTCAAGGTACTGGCTCTGGTGCTAACGGCAATCCTGCCGGACAGGGACAACAAGGTGCTGGACAAGAAGGACAACAAGGACAAGGCAAAGGTGCTAATACTGGTACTGTTGATAATGGTGGTGAAAACCAAGAAGGACAACAGGGACAAGGAGAAGGACAGCAAGGAAGCTCCTCTACGGGGGAAGAAGTGGTATTATCAGAAGGTGATACTATAAATGTTGATGGTGTAGATTATACTATTGATGCTAACGGTAATGCTCTTGCTGTTGATGGAACTATATTTCGTACTGCTGCTGAACTTGCTGAACTTATATCTCAAAATGGTTCTGAACCAAGTGTTCTTGAACAATTACAAACTCGTTTCGGTTCTGACTTTAAAGATGAGAATGGTAATCCTATTGTATTCGATAATAATACAGAAGGTATTGCTGCTTATGTTGATACAGTAATTCAGAATAGAATTGCAGAAGCTCAAACTGCTGCTCTTAATAATCTGTTTGAAACTTATCCGCAAGTAGAACAAGTTATTAATCATCTTAAACTTAACGGTACTCTTGACGACTTCGTAGAAATTCCTGATAGAAGTCAGATTACTGTTAGTAAAGATAACGAAGAACAACAAGCTACTTTCATTCGTGAAGAATGGAAACTTAGTGGTAAAAAAGGAGATGTAAATAAATTCATTGACTATTGTAAGAACGCCGGTATTCTTTATGATACTGCTGTTGAATCTAAAGAAGCTGTTGATAGCATTTATGAATCTCGACTTGCTGAACAGAAAGCACAAGTAGAAGCTAAAGAAGCTGCTGCTGCTGCCGAAGAGAAAGCATATTGGGATAATGTAGAAAAGACTATTAGTAAAGGCGAACTATCAGGTTATAGTATTCCTGAACAAATTCAGTGTAACAAAGACGGAAAGAAAGTAATGCTTAGTCGCAAAGACTTCTTGAAGTATGTGTCTACTCCTGTTGACAATGAAGGTAATACAGCCTATATGTTAGACGAAGCTAAAGTTGATTCTAATGCTCGTATGCAGGATGATTTACTTAAAGCATTTCTTAGGTTTACTGGTGGCGATTATGCTAGTCTTGTCGGTATGGCTGTTAATAAGCAGAAAGTTCTATCTATTAGAACTACCGCAGCACAAACTACTGGTAAAAGGACTGTTATTATCAATAGTAAAGGTAATAATTCTAAGACAGTTGATAATGACCAACTAGTCTTGAACTAACTAAATTAAAACAAATATGTACAGATTAAGAGAAGTCGAAAGAGGTAGATATGATGATAGAGGTTACTCTAATGAGCAATCTCTTGCTGCCTTAATGATTCAAAAACCGGAAGAGATTAACAACTTCCTGACTTACACTTATGGTATGGAAGATGACCGATTCCCGCTAACTTTCCTTACAGAAGGACAAGGTGCTGCTGGTGTTCGTGATATTACTACTGTTGAGTGGACTTGGAAGACAATGGGTCGTCAGAGATTCAATGATTACATTGTTTGGGCTGATACTAGTGATACTACTCCTGGTATTGGTGGTAAACCTATTAAGGTTGAGTTTGCTACTGGTCTTATTATTGAACAGTATGGTTTGCTTGCTCCTGATGGTAAAACTGCTGTTCGTGTAATGCGAGACCATGGTGCTGGTAGTCATGGTGGACATCTGTATTCTTTGCAGCTAAAGAATCCTGATAAAAGTGCTTATGTTGACCCTGCTAATCTTGAAAAAGGTAAGTATTGGTGTATGTTAGCTCCGTCTATTCCTGAATCTTATTCTAAGGGTAACAAGACTAATGTAATGGGACCTGGTGTTATGAAATCCCAGCTAGGATTCAAGCGTTATAGCAAGGAAATTGCAGGTAACATTAGTAATGTTATTGTTAGCTATGCTTTCAAGACTAAAGGTGGTGGTACTGACACTCGTTGGATTAACGAAGAAATGCGTCAGTTCGATGTTCAGATGCGTATCTCTAATGAGATTGACTTATGGACATCTCGTTACAATCGTACTGTTAATGGTACTATTGATATGAAGGATTGGGATAATGACCAACCAATTCCCGAAACTGCTGGTATGTTTGAAATCCTCGAAGAGTCTAACTATGATACTTATGGTGAATACTTGCCTCTTAGCAAGCTAAAAAGAACTATTGGTGACGTAGTTGATAAGGATACTGATACTGGTTCTATGGAGATTACTCTGTATGCAGGTAAAGGTGGTATCGAAGATTTCGATATGGCTATCCGTGAAGATGTTAAGTCCGAAGGATTTATTACTCCTCTTGGAGAGAAAATGATTGGTGAAGAAGGTGGTGGTCTTACTTATGGTAAATACTTCCGTAAATATAAAACTATTGACGGACATACTGTTACTTGTATTCATCTTCCTTTCTTGGATAAATCTCCTATTGCTGAAACAGCAAAAGCTAATGGACTTATTCATCCTCGTACTGGTTTGCCTATGACATCTCACAAACTGATGTTCATTGACAACTCTGTATATAACGGAAATCGTAATGTTCGTATGGTACGTATGAAAGGTCAGTCTTACCTTGTTGGTGTATTGAAAGGTCTTACTCCTATTCCACCGTCTTGGGGTTCTGTTCCTAGCAATTCTATATCTACGGATATTGATAAGTCTCAATATGAAGTTAAAATGTCTCGTGGTCTGCAAGTAGATAGACAAGAGAAGATGTTCATGTTGGAGTGCGTACTCTAAGTTAAACAATTAAAATTGAAATTATAATGGAAGGACAAGCACCAAAAGCCGGAACATTCGGCAGTAGTCTAAATAATCCAACTAATAGCCCTAGTGCTACTACACAGGCTAAAGCTCCGGAAACTCCTAGAGAAACCTATGAACAACTTCTTAAAAAAGAAGATGGTTTAGATAGAGACTTCTTAGAAGAAAGATATATTACAATAGCTCTTGCTACTGATATTACTATTAATTCTGTTTATCGTCAAGTTAATGCTAGATATATCGTTGACCGTCACGATAGCATTGGTGGTAGTATTAATTCAGCTAGAATCTTAACTAGCAACTATAAAGAAATGGAAGCGTATATGCCTTCTCTTGTTGGTTGTTCTGTTAATTCACAGGAATATATTACTCGTGTTCAACGTTGGTTCAATAGCATATCTATTCCTGTTGATGGTGAAGGAAAGAAACTTAATTGTTCTTTCCAATGGAATAAGAAAAGAGATTATCTGAACTATAAGATAGATGAAACAGAGATTATCGAAGAATATGATAATGCTGAAAAGTCTAATCCTAAACAGTTGAAAGATGCTATTGCTAAATATGTAACTAAGATTAATGCTCTTGAAGCAACTCGTTATCAATACGGACATCCTATTAAAGTAGATGATTACTTAGCATATCGTCATTGTTTACTTTATCCTATTGTCGCTAAAGACGTAGCTATTATTAGCTTCGACCCTCGTGTTAAATTCTATATTAAAGATGAACAACGAGAAAATAATCGTCTTAAACGTAATCGTATTCAAGCTAACAAAGCAAGACGTAATTATCTTGATGCTATTGATAACGATGCTAAGTTCAAAGCTATTTTCGTATGTTATTCTGCTAGTAACAAACAAGATGTATTATCTAACTTGTTACTTGATAGAACTATCCAAGAAAAGATGCTTGATGACTTTGCAATTAAAGAGCCGGAGAAATTCAACAAACTGTTTAACAATTCACAAATTGAGCTTCAAGCGTTCATTGAAGAAGCTATTGCCAAAGGTGAGCTAGTTCGTTCTGATGTTAATCAGACTGTTCTTACTCCCGAAGGTGGATTTATCGGAGCTAACATGAAAGAAGCGTTGGCTTATTTCAGTAATCCCGAAAATGCCGATTATAAAAGAGCACTTGAAACTAAACTAAAATTATAATAACTATTTATTATGAAAGTAGCAGAGATACATAACGAGTTCATGCTTCTAGCTCAACAAATGGGCATGAAAACTGTGCGAGCAATACTTCCCGAACAGGTAGACGAAATAATCAATTTAGAGACTATCGAATATGTGAAAGATGTTTTCTCTCGTAAAGGTAATCGTGAACTCGATGGTATCTCTGATAACGTTATAAGATTAACAGAACTTAATCCTCTTCATACTAGTATTAAGATTGAAGCTGAACAAGGAGATATAATGTTTGGTACTGGTTATAAGATAGAGTTAAACAACTATCCAACACCCATGTTCTATACATCTGTCTACTCCTTTAAGGGGGATAAGTCTTATCGTTGTAGATTGATAGACTTAGACTTAGTGAGTGAGACGATGAACGATTATCATTCAAAGTCTATTGTTATAAGTCCTATATGTTATAAGACTGAATCTAATATTGAAGTAATTGCAACATTTGAAATAGATAAGTTATTAGTTAATTATATTAAGTATCCTACTCTAATTAGTATTGCGACTAATACTACGAATGAACTATCAGATGTTGCTATGCACGAAGTTATTAAGAGAGCTGTTAATACCTTTAATGCTATCTCTAATAATAATAGTTATGAGAAAGTTTCAAACGAATTATCTAAATTAGAATAAAATGGAAAGACTGTTGTTTGCAGATAATGTTGCATTAGCTACTACTCCCGCTACTCTAGCTGCTGTTAATGCAGCAGGTATTACAGAGGGTGCTGTTGCTCTTTACGACAACGAAGGTGCAATCATCTCGAAAGCTCTTACTAAGAACATTCCGATGTTTACCTTGTTTGTTGGTGGTGGAGCATTTGCTAATAAGAGCAAGTATACCAATATTGTATCTGATATTGATACTAGACGTTTCTCTTATGTTAAGAGTGTCTATGCTGCCGGAACTAAATTTAGTGCGGAAATTACTGTTCCTACCCCCGTAGAAGGAAAGGATTATACGTTAACTATGGCTAAAGCTCATACTGTTCTTAATGAACGTTATAAGTGGTCGGCTAGTGAGCGTGCTCGTGAAGGTGATACTGCTGCTATTATTGCTAAGAAGTTAAGTACTCAACTTAATTCTCTTGGTAAGAATGAAGGATTTACTGCTAGTGTTGCCGCTGCTAAAATTACCGTAACTGGTACTGATTATGAAGCATGGAATCTGATTGCAGGAGATTCATTATTTGGAGCAAAAGTAACTACTACAAAAGCTATGAAACCAATTAATGATGACGCTGCTCTTAAAGAATTACAGATTCGTTGTATTGGTGGTGAAGGTATTAATTCTACTAGCAATGATGCTCGTAAATTATATACTTTGCCGGAATTCTCTAATGCAGGTGGTTGGACAGTATTTACACTAACTTTCTATCCTCATCGTGACCTTCGTAGTGGTAGTACCGAAAATGTTAAGACTATTATTCATCTTGCTATTCCGACAGGAGCTGCTCAAATAGCTACTCTTGAAACAATATTTGCATCTGTTAATACTCCGGCAGCAGCAGCAGGAGCTTAAAGAAGATATTGTAAATATAACTCGTAATAGTTTAATAAAGGGGTTGCTATTAATGTTAAAATTAGTAGTAATCCCTTTAATCATAAATAGGGATGGAGGAAATTATCGAATCTGCTCTTAATCAAGGCTTGAGTTCCTTGATAACTATTTCTATTTTCCTACTACTATATAAGTGGTTGGACAATAAGAAAAAGACTGAAAGCGAAAAGTTTGTTAGTTCTATTAGCAATACTCTTGATGAAGTATCTAAGTCATTACTACAAGTCTCAACGTTTATTACTGATATTACAAAGAATATCATAGATAAAGATAAGGACAAATGTAAGACTGCAATAGAAGATTCTATGCTCGCTTCGGCAATGAGATTGACAATGTTCGTTACTAATACTGTTATTAATAACCATATCCATACTAATAAAGATAATATACTTGCTAATATCCATAATATAGTTAATGCAGAGTTTTACAGTGTATTCTCTAGCTTAGCTTTATATAAGATTAATGGAGTAAAGGCTAGTGATAATATGAAAAAGGATTGGATGTCATCAGTAGAGAAGTCTATAATAGAGATAGTGTTTAATGATAATCTTAGTAAAGAAGATAAAATATCTAGTTTTAATAATAAAATAAACTTGAAGTTTCAGTCTTACATAACTTATATAACAAATAATACATTAAAGTAATGGACATAAACTTCGATAATGTAAAAAGCAAATTGGTTGATAGAGGTGTACAAGTTGTACACCTCTCCAACATTGGATTCATTCTTACTAATGAAGATATATGTAGATATAATGCTATGGTTATTCTTAGTAATATGTCTAATGTAGAATCTAAACTTAGTGAAGAACAACAGCAAAATCTAATTGCAATGTATAACGAATTAATAGTAATGCAATGAGAAAGAACGAAGATGGAATGTATACTTATCTTGATGTTCCAAGTAAGTATAATTGTGTTTATAAAAAACTACTTATTAAGTTAAGTGACTTAGGAGTAGATATGATTAAAGATTGTACTTCTACTTGTAAAGGTATCAATCGTCAAGTAATTAACTGTTGGAATATGTTTCAATCTGCTTGTGCAGCTTATACTCTAGGGTATTGGAAGCAAGCAGATTTACTTATTAATTACATTAATAGTTCTCTACAATTCGGTTGTGATGAATATACTACTGATGAGAAACCAGTATTTATGATATTTGAACTAAATATACCTATTACTATAACTGGTTCTCAAAAGATAAAATATAATGAAGCTAATTTTGTCATAGCTAATAGAGAATATGTAGTTGAAGATACTCTTACTATTTATCAAGTAATTAATGAAAGAGAAAATATAATAGCTTCAGGTTTATCTGTTAATAGTCCTGTTAAGTTCAATGAATTAGTTCTTAATGCAGAAGTAGGACAAGTTTATATATTCAGAGCTAGTGTAGAAGGACAAGATGGAGAGACTTATTACTCTAATGATTATATTGTAGAATGTGTTTCTGTTCCTGCTATGAACGTAATGTATTATGGACATACGGATATTGCTCCGCAAGTATTTGATAAAATGTCTATTAATGATATCATGGCTATTGAAGGTAACACTCCTAGAACTATTACGGGAAGTAATAATAATACTTTTATTATTAAACAGAAAAAGAAAATCCATTATTTATTGATACCTGATAAGTTAATGACTCTTGTTAAAGCTGAATATGGTACTACTCTTGTTACTACTCTTTGGGACGGAGAAGAAGGTGCTTATAAGACAAATAATCCAGGTGGAATTTATGATGGTATTCATTATAATGTATTCTTCTTATATTCTCCTTCTATATTCGATGATGATATTCGTATAACTTGTAGAAATAAATAATATGAGAAAAGGAATAAGTATAGGTCAGCTTCTTGTTAACAATAGTGTAGATGATAATTATAATCCTCTACCTGATGTTGATGCTAAGTATGGACCTTATAATAGTATTGCAGAAGCTCTGAAAGAATTGCCTCCTGAATTACGTTCAGTAGGTCTTACAGTAGGTATTAAACAAAATAATATTATTAATGAGTATTGGTTTAATGGAGGTATTGAAAACAAGAATCTTGTAGTTAAGCAACAAGGTAGTGGAGATGAACCAGTTCAAACTGTTTATATACAAGACAGTCCTCCTGCTAATACAAATGCTCTTTGGGTAGATACTTCTGGATTAGGAGCAGCTCTTGAAGAAGATGAAAAGCTAGCTCCTATAATTCAATCTATTCAAGTGATACAAAAGTATCTTGATACTATTGTCCATCAGAGAGATTTAATTATAAATCCCGGTCATGTTAGTAATACTTTTACTAAGTCTATATTAAAAGAATATACTCCTATTGACCCTAATACTGGACAATTAGCAATTAGAGTTGCTGCTGTTGGTGAAAGTCTTGAACCTGAAACAGATGAATATGAACCAAATACTAAAGCGGTTCGTGGGCATTATGGTACTCTTAAAGAAATCCAAGATAACTTTAATAATTTTGTAGATTACGAACTTCTAATTGCTACTGATGTAAAACGTTTATATACTAAGATTAATGGAGAACCTGTTAATCTTACTGGTACTAGTTCAGGTGGTGGCGGCAGTATTGATTATGAAGCATTAGATAAATTAGATACTATTGGCTTCGTTGCTCCTAATGGACAAGTATATCGTGTTAAGGTTAATAATAACGGACAGCTAGTAGTATATAAGAAAGAGTTAGATACACCACAAGCAGAACCTACTGGTGGACAAGAAGAACCCGGAACTGGTTGGATATATGTAACTACTCTATATCTACAAAAGTTATATATTAACTCTTTGTATTGTGGTGGTATTACTAGTGATGAATATAGTTATAATCCATGCTCTCATAACTTCGTTGAACTTAGTAATCTTACAGGTAAAGATGTGTCTCTTAATGGACTATCATTACAGTATGGTACAGAAGGTAGAAACTGGGAAGTACTCCCTTTATGGGGGAATATCAAAGCAGGTTCGACATTCTTAATTAGAGGTGCTCAATGTTCAGTAATGAATACTAATACTACTCGTATTAAAGTTGAGACTTATGATATGGAATGGTATGCTAGTGATGGTAATCTTATTAAGTTTGATAATAAGAAAGCTAAGTTTTTCTTGACTTGGGGAACGTCACCTAGTTCTGTTGCGAATCCTTATAATAACACGACTTCCCCTATAAGGGTATCTAAAGGTTATATTGATTTAGTTGGACTTCAAATCTTAAATGCTGGTGATGCTGATAAAGTTGATGCTGCTGAAAATACTGCTTATGGTTATCTTGATAGTAAGTACTTATTTACTAAGTACTATACTATGGACAATGTTAAGCAAGCTACTAAAGCTCTTAGTGCTAGAAATAACGCTAATGATATGTACTTTGTTAATCTCGAAGCAAACATAATACCTAGAGTAGATTCTTATACTCCACGTGCTAGCTTTGAGAACAAGAATATATTCTTTAATAAGACTTTACTAGACCATACTAAACCTAATAAGGTTACTATGACTTTAGGTAGAAAGGCTTGTTATACTTTTAATGAATCTAATGAACCTAATGATGATGCTAGTAGGTGTTTCAATTGGGTGTCAGTAGGTTACTATGATGAGTATTTATGGTATCGTGCATATAGAAGTGACGGTAGTTATACTAATTGGACTAAAGTAGAATCATTTAAAAATGAGACTGGTGTTCGTAAATATTATAATCGTATTCGTGCAATAACTACTGATGGTACTCCTTTTACTACTCATAAAGTAATACTTACTCATTTAGGAGAACAATATGATACTCATACAAGGGATAAGAATATTTATTACGAATATTATGTAGGTAGAGATGAAACTTATAAGAGCGATATTCGTAGATTTGTAGTTATGAGCGAAAATGCAGGGAGCGAAGTTCTTAACTTTGTTCAGACTTCCGACCAACAAGGCTTTAATTGGGATGAATATAATGTATGGAGAATAACTGCCGGACAAATAAAGAAGGACTTTAATAGATATGAAAATAGTAACATATCTGTGTGCTACTTTATGATTAATACTGGCGATATGACACAGAATGGTAATCGTATTAATGAATGGTTAGATTATGAAGCAGGAAGAGAACCACTATACGATATTGCTGAAATGGTAACTGTTGGTAACAATGATTTAACTCCGGCTAATGTATATGTTCTTGGTGACGGTGGAGATGATTCTAAAATTAATGCTACTAACATTCGTTTCTTCTATTGTTATGAAATGGATGAAGATAATCCTCCTGTATTTACTGTTGAAGGAAAAGAAATATTCGTTGAATCATTATATTCATTCGATGTTGGTCATACCCATTTCTTATGTGTTAATAGTGAGATAAGTTCTAATACTGAACGAAGTGTTTATGGACTTTCTACTACCGGAGTAATGTATGACTTAATAAGACAATGGTGTGAAAGAGATGATGCAAAAGTTATTAATGCTAAAGCTAAGATAGCTTATTGTCATGAAATGCCTTTTACTATTATTACTCAAAATCTTATTAATTCATTCTATTGGAATAATGAAGAAAACACTAGTGTTGAGAGAAGTGGTAGTAGATTGAATTTCAATACCACTAAAGCTAACGCTTATTGGTTCTCAAAGTTCTTACAGACCCACAATTACCGTTTATGTCTTGGCGGACACAAACATACTTACAGTTGCAGTTATCCGATTTTAGAGAACGAAAACAGCTCTATGAAGCCTATCATACAGGTTACTGCGGACGTTTTAAAGAAGGATTTTAATTCTGATGAATTATATACGGAAACTGCCGAAGGTGCGTTAAAAGGGCAATCTTTCCCTAAATCTTGGGAAAATAATACTAACTTTGATATGTTGAAACACTTGTGTACATTTCAATTAGTAGAAGAAATAACTGCTCCTGTATATCTTATGTGTCAGGCTAGTGGATATAAACATACTAGTAATAAAGAACTTCCTAGTCCTAATATTCCGTGGTTAAGGTATTTCTTTCCTGCTAGTATTACTATTAATAGTAGAGACGATGTTACGGCTAAAGTTAATGCAGGTCAACGTTATCCTTTCTATATTAAGTATTTCTTAAAGCCAGGTAAAGTAGATGATTTACATTATTACCCTAATTTACAAGTTACTGTTAAGAAGTTATCTAATATATTTGATAACTCCGGTAAGTACAATGTTAATCTTCAAGGGTTGAATCCAACTTATGGAGTTGTTGGTGGTAATGGAGAAACTAATAATGGTAATGATATAATTAATGTGAAATTTCCAACTTATAATATTGGTTAATTATGGCAGATAATATTAAAAGGTATAATCCTAAAACTGGTAATTGGGATATAAGTTCTTCTGGAAAAGCTACAGGTATTATTGTTGAAGACCCTCGTCTTATCGACCCTGAAGTAGCAGAAGAAGGAGTAACTGGCGAAAGTCTTAATGACGTTCTTGTTCGTCATGAACAAGAACTAAAGAAGCAAGGTGGATATATTGCTTGGCTTGCCGAACACGGTGGTGGAGGAAGCGGTGGCGGTGGTGGAACTACTGGTGATAAGGTTACTCTTACTAATGGTAATATAGTAAAAGAAGGTAATATTAATTATCTTTATTCTACTGTTACTACTAATATTAAGTTAGAGTATCTTATTACTTCTAGTAAGAATAATAAGAGATATTTTATTACTGTTACTCTTGATGGTAATAATATTATCGAAGGAAAAGAAGGTTGGACTAATACTCCTGGAGTTCTTACTATTCCGCAACTAGATAAATTCTCTGCTAACAGTAATCACTCTGTTGTAATCACAGCTAGTGATACAGACGGATTCTCTGCTGAATCTTATTTGCTTAATATAGTAGAAGCTAGTATTAAACTTACTAGTACTGTATCAGGTAATACTGCTACTGTTGGTCTTGACTACTTCTTTACTTATAGTATTACTAGTAAGATTATTGGTTCAAATGTTAATCTTGTTGTCACAAATGTGACTAATGGTGCTACTAAAACTATTGAATTAGGTAAGACAACCTCTACTGCTCCTAAACAAGTTAATGTTAACTTATGGGAACTAGGTAATATTATAGCAGGTAGTTCTTATACTATACAAGCACAAGCATTTACTTCAATGAATGAAGCTACTGTTCAATCTGATAAAGTAACGAATCGTGTAGTTGTGGAAGATGGTGCTAATCTTGTTGTTCTAGTAGAAGGTATTACTAGTAAAGCAGAAGTAGATGCAGGAGTTGAAAGAACTAAGTTCTCTCAAAGCGGTAATATTTCTTTTGCATTTACTCCATATCTTGCAGGAGTTAGTCTTATTTATTATGCAATTAGAATCGAACATAATGGTATTACTAAAGATATAGGTTACTTCGATGAAGGAAACTATAATGATAATCAATATGTTCAGCGCGGTAAACAACAAGTGTTTAGTTACGCTATTCCAACAGAAGGAGATGTTATTGGTAATTGGAATATTACACTTCGTTGTTGGTCTGAAAAAGGAGACCCTGTAACTGATACAGTTTTAGCTTGTGAAGTAGTATCTAGTTCCCAAGCTCTTATTGCAGACCAAAATCCTAATAATAGTAGATATGCTAGTTGGCACGTTCGTCAAGAAAGTTTCCCTCAAGTATCTACTACTAAAGTTTGGACTAGTAATGAACCAACATTTACTGCGCCTGGTTCTATTACTCCTAGTGGTGCTGTAACCAATCTTAATGTATATAATACAAACGGAGTACTATCAGGTTTCTTAACAAAGAACGGACAATCAATGTTACGTATATCAGGAGAAGCCTATGGTGTTATTGATGTACAACCATTTAAAGATGATATAACAACTCTTAATAACTGGTCGAGACAAGGATTTGGATTATCATGTACATTCAAGTCAGATATTCATCCGTTCTCAAATAGAACAATCTTCTTTATAGGGGATTACAATACTGACGAACAATTCTCCGAAGGTATTAAAGTAGGTCTTGAAGATATTATTTGGTCTTATACAGATGGTAATATTAAAGAAACTATTAGTTGTAAGATACAACAGAATATTATTAATACTGTTGATTTTATAGTTAATAAGAATCAAGGAAAGATGATTGTCGGTATCTTTATCAATGGTATACTTAATGCTGCTCGTGAAATAAAAACTGACTTTACTTGGAAGACTAATTCTAAAATATATCTTGGTTGCGATATTAGTAATTCAGGACAGATTCAAAACTTTGCTGATGTTAACTTCTATGATATTAAGTTGTTCCGTGTTCCTGCTAATGATAAAGAAATTGTTATTAATGCAATGAACTCTAAAGCTAGAGCAACTCTTTTATCTGATGGTAGTGTAGACTTTACCAGATACAATAGAATGAAGTTAAAGAACTTCTTCTCTACTTCTGATTCAGAACCTCATTCTACTCTATGGGACGATATTAACCAAACGTATGCTAGTGTCAATTTCAACAGTCTTATCTCTGATACTACTAGAGTATTACCAGTTGATATAATGTTGATTAATTGCGCTAATACTGGTTTTACTCGTGCTATATTTGAAGAGATTGGAGGTCAGAATAATAATTGGTATAGTGGTTGTACTATGAGTTACTTTAGTCCAACTTCGGGAAAGTCTAGCTCTGAATATACTACTGATGTTTCTGTTTCTAAGCAAGGTACTTCTACTTTGAACAATCTTATTAAGAACTTAGAGATAAGATTCGATAAGATGCTTAAAGATGATGATGGCGGTAATCTTGATTATGAGCTATTCCAACCTAGAGAGACATGGTTTCCTGAAAGACAGTTTACACTTAAAGCTGACGTTGTTGACAGTGCTCATGCAAATAATGCTTCTATTGGTAAATGGATTAATGATAACTCGGATTTCTTATTCGAGAAAACTCCGCCTATGGAACAACTTGAATCTCATCGTCCAGTAGATACTCGTGATAGAACTGTAAAAGATAAAGTTACTATCAAACAAACGCTTGAAGGTTTTCCTATTATTCTTCTTATTCAGTTTGATGGGGAAGAAACTCAAACTATGCTTGGTATATATAGTTTTAATTTAGGTCGTGGAGCTTATTATAATATGGGATTCCGATTTATGAAAGACTTTACTACTAAGATAAAGAATACAGCAGGTGAATATGTTGATAATAAACTTCCTGCTTTTGTTACTTCTTATCATACTTATGCTCAAGATGAACTATTCGGAGACATAGACCAAAGAAAAGTTTATTCTTATGAGTTTGGGGAAAATGCAAATATTATTGTAGATGGAGAAAAGATATTACCATTAGCATTGTTTATGCAAGACGATTTATCTATTATCAAACATGTAGGTGGATTTAAGTATAATGGTGGCAATTGGTTAGAACCTAGTGCAGCTGTTACTGATGATAATATTTGGAGAGCATTACAAGAGTTATTCTCTATCTTTGCTCAAATGACTTCATCGACAGTTAAGAAATACATTTGGAACGAGACTTCCAGTGGTTATGAAGAAACTGCTGGTGAATATCCTGCACAGTCTAGTTGGTCTACGCTTGCTGCTGAACTTGATACTAAGTTCTCAATTAAGAATGCTTACTCTTACTTATTAACGTGTGTAAAGTATGGGCTTGTTGATTCATTAGGTAAGAACTTAACTTTAGTCTGTTATGATGTTGGTGGGGCTAATAAGTGGTTTATCAGATTCTATGATATGGATACTGGTAATGGTCTTGATAATGTAGCTCTTGAATCTGTTGCTAAAACTGCTTGGTTAGATACATTTAGTAATAATGATAATAATAATGTTAACTCATTAGTTATTACTAAAAACGCTGCCGACGGTGGATATGATACTTATAGTTCTCGTATGTGGGATGTATTAAGAGATACTATCTTTGCTAATACTGGAGTATTCGATAGTTCTCTTGAAACTCTTTGGGACTTATGGAGAAACAATGCTACTATTTGTAAAGATATTAATGATTATATAGATAATTACTTTGCAGCTCAAACTAAAGATTGTGGAGAGCTTCTGTTTAATTATGATTATAATGTTAAGTATCTTACTGCTTATGTTGGTGAATCAGGTGGACAACCTTCTTATGCTAATATTGAATTTCTACATGGTACTCGTGTTGAGTATGTTCGAGATTGGATGAAGAAGAGAGTTTGGTTCTTTGACGGAGTATTTAAGTATAGCAATGCTGCTAATATTCAACCTTATAATAATAAAGGAACGTTTTCGGCAGGCGGTGCAGAAGCAACTAATCCTAAGCTGGTTGTTACTTCCAATTGTCCGGCTATATTTGTAGTTAACATTGGTAATACTACTGATACTAGATATTTCTTAGAAGAAGGTAAACCTACTGAAATTAGATTATCTCCTATCAGTTCTTTCAATACACAAATTACTATTAATAATACTCCTCAAATTAATGATATTGAAGGATTGGGCGGAATGAGATTCCAACGATTTATGTCTACTATGAAACTTCCTAGTTTCTCTAAGTTAGACTTGTCTTCTATTGATACTCTTAGTGATTCTCCTATTCCATTTGAAACAGTATTCGTTAATGATGAAGGCTATTCTGACGTAAGACATATTGATTTAAGTAATACTAAGTTTTGGAGCGGTAACATTGGACAAGGTACGTTTACGGTTAATATAGAAAAGTATACCAAGTTAAAAGATTTGAATATATCTAGTTCTATTGTAACTTCTATATCTTTACCTAATGCTTCTCTTGCATTACTGAATATTACTAATTCAGCTGTTGAAGGTATTAATTTAGTTAATCAACCTTTCTTGGATAGATTAGATTTCTCTGGTTGTAAACGGTTAAAAACTGTTACTATTGATTCTTGTGATAAGATTACTGAATTAAACCTTAGTAATCTAGGAGACTTACATACTATAAGAATTACTTCGTGTCCTAACTTAAAGTCTATAATTTGTACTAACAACGTTAACTTAACTACATTTAATGTATCCAATTGTAATAATGTTGAAATCATTAATGTATCTCAATGTACTAATGAATCATTAACTGTTTATATAGTAGGTGTTCCTAATATTAAAGAATTAAATGTATCTAGTACTAATACACCTAATGATATTCAAGTAGCTTCAAGTTTACCTAATCTTAGAATACTTAATATTTCTAATAGTCAGGTATCAGCAATCCAATATGGTAATGCTGCTATTCCTACTTATAAAGAAAATAAGATATTCGATATTAGTAAACTTAATCTTACTAGTCTATCAGTTCAAAATGCTAAAGCTGTGCATTACTTTAAGTTTGATAATAATAGAAATACTCCTTTCAATGTAGGTGGTAGTTTCTTTGTTGGTTGTTCTAATCTTAAAAGAGTGTTCGGACATATTAAACTTAATGGTACTTCTATATTTGCTCAATGTGGTAGCTTCTATATTCACGAACCTAAAGAAAAAGTAGAAGGTATTACTCCTAATTATAATGGAGAATGGTTTGGTTCAGATACTAGTACAACAGAAGGAAAAACTGCTTGGGATAATAATACTGATTTAGGAACTAACTTTACTATTGGTACTACTAATTGTACTAGTATGTTTACTGCTACCAATTGTAGTATATATGATGTTTATTACTTCTTGTATAAATGTGATAATGTTACTACTCTTGATAGTTGTTTTGCTAGTGCTAAGAATGTTAAATGGGATTTATTAGATAGTCCTAATAGAGACATGTTTAATCATTGTACTAAAGTAGTTACAATGAACTCACTATTTTGGGGATTACAGGCACAAGACTTTAAAATATTAACTAGTACTTATGATTATGGCTCTACTGAACATAATGGATTATTTAGTCCTCTTGTTAATTTACAAGCTATGGATAGTATATTTTATTTCGGTGGTACTAAATATACAAGTCCTGCTTTCTTAGCTAAGTTTAAAGGAAATGTTCCTTCTAAACTTAAAAGACTAAGTAGTTTTAGTACTGGAACTATTAAGTTTGTAGATAATATTAATAATTGTCCTAGTGATAGTACTATTGATGAGCATCTTGTTAGTGCTGATTGTGGAACACTTCTTGCTAATCTTCCTGATTTAGAATATTTAAATACTATGTTTAATAATTCTAATATACACTTTAATCAAATAACAGATGAAGATGTAGAAGATGGAGTAAAGTATTGTCCTTTATTCTATAAGAATACTAAACTTAAATATATTCAAAGTTCATTTAAAGGACTTGTTAATTCTACTGGTTCTTTATATAATATATTTGGTGGTACTGTTAAGAATAAGACACAAGTAAGATTTCCGACAGCTTTGTATGGTATCTATGATTCATTTAGTTTAGGTTCAGGTTCTAATGTTATTTTCCCAATCCACAACTCAATGTTCAGTAGATTAAGAAACTCATTGAAGTATATAACAGGACAGCAAGTTATTAATCAATCTACATTAGGTAGTTTCCAAGGTTTTACTAAACAGTTTCTTAAAGAAGGTGATGAAGTATTTCCTTATGATGTATTTACTGGTTGTAGTGCAATTGTTGAAATACCGGGATTCTTCTCCGGTTTAGTTCTTCCTGCTAATACAGTAGTTGAGCTTCCTCTTAATTCATTTAAGACTAATTACAATCTTACTAATATATCATATCTATATTATGATATGAAGAATTGTAAGTACTCGCTTACTGGTAAGGGCTTCTCTAATTGTAAACTAATTAATGTTCATAGATGTTTCTCTGAAATAGAAACTAGCTTCGTTAAGAAAGGTTTTATTCCTTATGGACTATTCTATATGGAACAAACTTCTAATGTTAGCTATAAAGGTTGGAATGAAGTAGATGCAGCTAGTCAGAATATTACAGAGAACTATGGTATAGATAGTGACGGTAATTGGATTGAAAGTGCTGAAATGCCAGTAGAGATTATTTATAGTAAACAACGAACTCTTCCTAGAAAGACAATAGTTAATATGTCTTATTGTTTAGAGAGATTCCAAAGTACAGAAGCACAGGCTTATACTATGAATTATGGTAATCTTACGTCAAGCAATTATGGAGATATTATAGTACCTAATGAAAAATATAATCCAGTTAAGTATATTCTTAATCCTAATTATGACCCTAGAGAATATCTTGATGAAGAGCAGACAATGATTAACTATAATAGAGATATTCACAGAGTAATCATAAATAAAGACTATGATAAATATGAATATGCTTGGAATGAATATGCTTATGATGGACTTAGTGGACTTAAAGATATTATATTAAACAGTAGTCTTTATACAGATGTTTCAAATGGAACAATAAATTGTTCTCCTGTTATACCCGATGTATTTAAAGATACTGCTTCTTCAATCGCTCCACCTAGTTCTGTTCATGCTAATAGAAAAGTATTGAATTATTTATGTTCACCTGACTTATTCTATTATTGTACTAATGGAACTAATATGGTTATTAACGGTGTGTTTAGTGGTAGTGGTAGACCTAATGGAGACCCAACATATGATTACTTTAACTATGGTATTCGTGGTCGTATTCCAACTAACTTATTTAAACCAGTTAGTAATGTTACCGATTTATCAATGACATTCTATCGTTGTCCTTTAATTCTTCCATATAAATGGAATAATTCCACAGGAGATATTGGTGAAATGTTCTCTAAGGAAATGTTCGCAGGATTAACTAAATTAACTAATATATCTTATATGTTCTATTTCTGTGTAATTCCTGCCGATGTTATTGTGCCTGTTGAATTTGTAATTGATTGTATTAACTTACAGGATATATCTTGTTTGTTCTTAGCCGCACAATTTGAATCAACTGCTAGTCAAGCACAACAAGTAGACGATAATATATTCGCTAAGAATGTTAATCTAAGGAATATTAGTTATGCTTTTGCTAGTGGACAAAACCAAGGAAACTGGTCAGGTAGAAGTCCTAAGAAGATTAGTTCTACATTGTTTAATGCTAATAAACATAAACAACTTACTAATGTTACTGGTGTGTTCTATAATGCGACTTCTACTACTGGTAGTGTTCCTGAATTTTGGAATTGGCTAAGTAGTCTATCCTCTGTTAATAGAGCGAACGTATTCTATGCTATGCGTAAGGCTAATCTTACTAATGGTAATAATGTTCCTAGTGGATGGGATACAGGTATGGTATAACAAAAAGTTGATAATAGTATTGTATAATTAAACAAAATTTAGTTTCTTGTAGCGTCCCCCATAAAGGAGTGAGTATTAACAGTAATCACATCTCTTTATGGGGGAAGGTTGCAAAGAGTAATTAATAATCATTTAAAAGTAATTATCATGGATAATCGTATTTATAACAGAGCTAATGCAGCTAATAGTTTACAGATTTCTATAATGGGTAAAGTTGAAGCTGTTGCAGAGTTTTCTATTCCTAATGGAATGGGTGGTAAAGAACCATTCTTATTAAAGAATGTTACCGAAGACCCTATAACAGTTGAAGTAGTTCTTGCTGGTATGGACGAACCTATTACTACTGTTCTATATTCCGGTTGGAATGTTGAGTTAGTTAAACAAGTTAATAACGCACAAGCTGATACATTACAATATGGGTACTAATACTGGTATAGGTATAGGTATCGGTATTCCATTTAAGAACTTTTCATCAGGAGGAAGGCAACCACTCCCTCCTGATTTAAAGGCTTCTTTAAAGGGAGTATGGATAGCCTATGGTAAATCTAATAATGATGCTGACCGTTCCATAGTTAAGAACTTGGTAGACCTTGACAATCCGTTCATCATAAGTAATGCCGCTTTCAAACTCAATAGTGGGTTTGGAAAATATGAAATTACTTTCCAATATTTCCCATATAGAGAGAATGTAACAAACGTAAGCGATAGTAAGGTTGTATTTGGTATTGGAGGACAATTATTAATTCCATATCCAGCAATAACTGAAAATATACCATCGTTTAAAATAAAAGTCAACGGTTTAAGCGGAACTTATCATTTTAGATATTATTATAGATCAAGTGATGGTGTTCAACATTCTGTAGATATGGCTCAAGATGGTTATTATGAATTACCTATATGCTACAATGTGCAAAGCAGTTCTGATGGTACAAATTGTGGTTTTGCTAATAATGGGACTGATGTAATAACTATCACTCAAATCCCCTCTTTCGAAGGCGCATTCGTAACTGACGGAATCGACGACCTGATTACTTCCACCAAGACCGTACAGGAGATGGGTATTACTGACGAGATAACTGTCGTTAGTATGATTCATAAAATTTCATCAGATAATAATTGGACAAATCTAATAGGAGAATTAAAAGGAGATCATACATTTGTTGCCAATAGAGGAATAAATACTGATAAAACAGGAATATATGGCTATACTTATAACTATAACGAGAATGCCATTGTTATAAATAATATATTAGGCGATAAGAATGATTATATAGTTAAAACTTCCACAAGTTTAGGTCTTGATAATAAGTATTATGTTACAGGTTTTAGAAGTGTTGGTATCATTCAAAATATATCTCAAGTCGCTTGGTACTGGACAATCATCGCCAACAAGGTACTGACTACCGACCAAATCAACCAAGTAATCGCTTACTTCAACTTGGATAGAACTCTTAAACCTGATATACTGTGTAATACTATCAAGCAGGGAATCACCAACGAGAACCACGCAGAGTTTGGCGACAAGCTGATAGACTATTCCGGCAACGGTAGGGATATTCAGTTGAACAATATTGCTTGGGACGGAGATAGTGGTATAGGTAAGTATAATTATCCTAACTGGAAAGTTAATGTTACACGAGGGAATAAATACGGTCGTATTGTTTATTATGATTCTATCAATGGTACTTATTCGGCTGACTTTAAAGGAATGACAGAACTGTATAAGAGTTATGGCTTGTCAGTAGAAATTAGAGTAAATAGAGCAAACACTGTTGATTTTCATTCAATAAAGGAAGATGGTATATACACTGTAGCTACACCCGATGATACTACAAGTATAGATATACGTTTTGGTGGAGAGAACGTTTATAATGCTTCTTGTGATATAACCATCACCCAAATTCCTTCCCACGCAGGTGCTCTCTGCCTTGACGGAGTAAATGATTTCGGTAAGGTGACAGGGATGCCGATTTACAAGGATTATACGGTTATTGCTGATTATATTAGAACATTTGCAAAAGAAAATGTGCGAAATTCTCCAATATTATCTAAATCTAAAAAAGGAGATGATGGAGCTTTTATATTCAACTATGTAAAATATTCAACATCTGATACACTTGCGTATGATACACTTGCGTATTCATTTGCAAGTATTAATAATGTGTCATATATTAATGATTTTGAAAGAAATATTTATTATCAGTCTAAATATACAAATAATGGTAATAGTATAAATGCCGGTAAGGGAGTAGACACTGATGGCATGTGGTTAGGCACGAATCGAGATAATGATTATCGTTTCTTCAACGGTGCTATCTACTCTCTTATGACCTTCCCTTATAGTATGTCCGAGTTCTTGATAGAGCGTCAGTTGAAGAAGCACAAGCTGGGTACGCTGTATCCGGATATGGTGGAGTTCAGACCTGTTATTAAGAGTAATGCTTCGTATGACAATATCGTATTTTATTATAAAAATGAGAAAGTAGAAAATGGTACTTATCTTACGGTTGGTTCTTCTATTGGTATGCACATATGTTTAAGTAGTAATTCTGTTAATGAAATAAAATCTATTACTATTAATGGAATTCCAGCTACTTTTAAATTTCATGATGCTAACAATAACATATATCAATATGATTTCAATTTAACTTCCAAGTCCCCTCAAAAGATAAACATCACGATTGACGAGTACATCAGATACGAAGATATTGTTCAACCATATCCATCTTTATTTACTCTTATTGATTATGATACAGAAGAGGTATATAGTTGGGGAAGTAAACTAAAAGTAGGTGCTAGGTTTAAGGGTAACGTAGTTAACTTATTACCTAATATGTACGAATGGCAAGGTAATGTATTATATAATGGAGAAGTATTAGATTGGGGTATTAACCCCGGAGTTGTTGCCAAAGAGATGGTCTTTAGTTGGAATATGCCATTTAAATATCTAATTGACAACAATGAACCAAAGTGTATCCTATCTCCTAGACTACTACGTATTCCTAACTCTAGCTATAAGATATTAGGATATATTCCTGATATATCCGGTCATGGTAATAATGGAGTTATCCATAACTCGGCTTATGCAGAAGGAAGTGGAGTTAATGAAGATGGTTCATACCAGTTGGATGGTGTAGATGACTTTGTTACTATTCCTACTATTGCAGGTAAGCAAGTATTAATTAAACTTAATTGGCAAAATAAGGCAATAGGAAATCTAATATACGACCAAAGAGATAATAGTAGTACTACTAGTTTCGCCATTATACCAATAAGTATTAATGATACTACAAATAACAAAATTGCTTATCAAACAAAAAATGCAAATGGGATTACTTATATTGATGGTATTAGAAATGAATATATAGAAAGTTATAGCCTTGAAAATATAATTCATAATATTACTATTACAAATCCTGATGTTAGTAATAAAACAGTTGCTCTTGGAGCTAGTAATAGAACTACTGCTGATTATTTCGCTAAGTATGCTTTATATGACTTCATGCTCTTCGACGACATCTCAACAGAAGATAAGATTAAAGAGCTTAACGAGTATGTAGGTATTGAAGCTAAGGTAGAGTTACCTCCTTATTATTGGGATGCTTATGGTAAATCTAATCTTGATGCTGATAGAGATACTATTCAACAAAGAGGTGTAGCCGTAGGTGATTATGATTTGACTAACACTAACTTTGCTTACGATAAGATGTCAGGCTTCGGTGGTTATGAGTTTACTAAGTTTGATAATACTAGTGAATGGACTAATAGAAATAGAAAAGATGGAATAGAAATAATTAAAAAAAATGGTTATTCTTTTACTGCTAAAAGAATTGGTACAGGACAATATTTTTATGATTTCCAAAATAGAAGTACTACTGTTTTAAATAAATCGTTAACAGTAAAAGCTGTAAGCAATAATAATACTTGTATAAGATGGGAATATAAATATAGAACTGCTGAAAAACCTGATATAGATTCAACTCTTTTATTGGTAAGACAAGCAATGATACCAAATGTTCCCATTACTGTTGCATTGCCGTATAAAACAGAACAAGAAAAAGCTGATTTAGGTGTTACAGAAGGTAGTGATTCATATCTGTTCTATTTTGACCCTAGCGATATTCCAGTAGGTGAAGAATATACAGTTGAAATGCTTCCTTTATATCCCAATGGTTTACTTTATGATGCTGTAACTGATTATAGTGAGAATGTTAATATTCCTGTGTTTACTGATTTTACAGCAATAATGAAAAGGAAATGGCTAAAAAATCAGGGTTGTCCTTTAATAAAAGGAAGTAAAGTGTATGAAGGAGGCAATGGAAATGCTTTGTTATTTGAATGGGATAAAGCATATAATTTTGTTTTCTATAAAAGAACTGACATTATGGAAAGAGAAGTACCGGAAAATATATCTTTTATTACTCCTACAAATTATAACGGTAATGTTATAACTAGAGGAAGTGGACAAGATACAAATGGAATATGTATCGCTGGCGATGGTAATGCAGGATTTGCTAATATGGTATTCTACAAACTAATCCTCTATCCTAAAACCATTCCACTATTGCAGATTAACTTCCTAAAGAATCTAATGGAAAGAGACGAGATAATTGATTTAAATAACCCAATATTTATAAAAAATGAATAAATGAAAATAATGCCTTATAAACTACTTAAAGTAGTTTATATAATACTTGCTATAATTGCAGTAGTTATGTATACATTAAGTTTAATATTTAATATTTAAAGATTATGATTGATTACATTGTATTTCCTGTTGCTGATATAGATGAAGAGAAGTCAGCAAAGATTGATGAACTTAATTTAGTTCCTCGTAGTAATGTTAGTAAAGACAAAGTATTGATGAAGTGCCAACATTATAAAGAAGTGTTTCCTGAAAAAGTAACTAGAATAGTTACTACTGATGAAGAAGGATTGGAAATTATTAGTATTGAATATCCTTATGAAACTTATTCTAATAAAGCACTTGCTACTTTATTGTCAAGTCCTGAATGGAATCCTAAAGAAGATGAGGTAATAGAAGATTCCCCCATAGAGGGATGACATCACTTTTATTGCTTAACTCTAAGCCCTGCTTATAACAAGTAGGGCTTTTATTTTGTTCATACAATACCTAACTTTTAATAAAATTATTATTTATAGCTAAAATAGATTAATGGTCGAACTTCTTATATTATCCTTTGTTATGAGTGTATAGTAGCTGCTATAAGATATTCTTAATTTATTAATCTAAACCTTATTTATTATGCAAGTAATTGAAAAAGTTAAAGTCGTTCCCGAAGGTTATAATGGTGCAGGGATGGACGGTTATGGTCGCCGTGATGTTAACGGTAAAGCTAATGCAGGTCTTACGCTTGGTATTATCGGTACTGCTCTTGGAGCTTGGGCTTTATTTGGTAATCGTCGTTCTGCTGGTGTTCTCGGAACTGGTGCAGGTCTTATGGGAGATGGTTCTACAAACATTAATGTAGTTGGTGCTGGAATGGGAAGTGCCAGTGCTCCTACTGCTTTCCAAGCATGGAGTAAATCTTGTGAGGATACTCTTGCTTTGCAGGGTGGTTTATATCAGTGGGCTTTAACTCAACAGAACCAACGCTTCCAAGACCGTCAGGTAATAGATGGTGAAATGTTCGGTTTGTATAAGTCACAGATTGATGCAGACTTCTTGCTGTACAAGGGAAACCGTGATAACTACGATTCTCTTAAAGCAGAGATTAGCGACCTTAAAACGCAAGTTGCTGTTAGTGCTGCTATCCGTCCTTATCAGGATAAACTTATCCAGTGCGAAATCGAGAGAGCGTTCACCGCAGGTATCAATTATGTCGATAAAAAGACTTGTAATGTTATCTATGGTGTTACTTGTCTACCTAATGAGCCTACTACAACAGGTCTTGTTGGTAGAAATGCCAATGGTTGTCTACCGTGCGGGTTTACTCAAACTGCTAGTACTCCTGCTACATAATATTACTAATCAACTAAAGAATAAGTTATGTTACCTATTAATCAAGTTATACTGGGAGGAGCAGACCCTCTATTAAATACTGGAAGTCTTACAGACCAAATCCAATATTTAGAAGAACAGAAGCGACTTATTGAAGCTAGGCAAAGACAGATTCAACAAGCTGCTAATGGACAACAAACTTTGCAACAAGTTAGTCCTCAACAAACTGCTAAAGTAAGTGTTTGGGACTTGATTGATGCAGAGATTGAACCTCTTACTAATGAACAAAGAAGTATGCTTTCTACTAATGAAGAATATGTAGCTAATTATAATAATCTTCAATCTATGGTTCAAGCAGAAGTTCTTAATCTAGTAAGAGCTAATATTGAAAATAGTCCGGAAGGCAAAGCTCTTTTAGATAATCAACTAAAGTTAGTTAAGAATCTAAAAACTAGTATAATCGAGATGTCACAAAGAGAGATGCAATTGTTCAATGCTTTTAAAGAAGCTAGTGCAAAGAATCCTTCTCTTACTTATGATGAATTTATTAAAACTATGAAGTAATGGTAGAAGTAAGTGTAGTAAAACAAAAGCTGCAAGATTACATTGTTAATCAGATAGATATTCTTGGCGAATCTAATCCAGCTATTAAGTTAGTTAAGCCTTTAGCTAAACGTGCAATTATTAATAACATTGATAGTTTTGATAAGTTTATCAATACTATTGCTAAAGACGGAAAGATTGATATTGAAGGTATAGTTGACGAAGAGATTGAAATAATCAAATCTATTCCTAACTTTGATTTTAATATTCCAGTTTTAGGTAATGGTAACATCTCTAACGGTAACATAACTCTTTCTATTCCTTTTATTAATAAAGGAATTATGTTTAACCAGTCTGATTTGGAAACATTCAGACAACTATTAACTAAGTAATATTATTATGAGAGAAGTACCATACGAGACAGACCAAGATGTTCGTGCTCGTTCTCGGAGAGACGAAATGTACGAACGAATTAATGATTTCCTTGCTCGTGGCGGTCGCGGAAGAAGTGGTCGTGGCGGACGTGGAAGAGGAATGATGAATCGTATTGGATATAAGACTTACGACAACTACGACAGGGATGAACAAAGAGGCTACGGTGAACGTCATAGATATGATGAAAGTCGAGGTTATGATGGAAGTCATGGCTATGATGAAGAAGAACGTATGCTTCTTATGCAAATGCTTGGAGTAGATGGAAACGAACGTTATAATGATTATGGTGATGAACATTTTAATAAACAGGAAGCTAAACGTACTGTTGATGAAATGTACCATGTCAAAGACGGTAAGAAATATATCGGTGAGAAATACGATATGCAGAAAGCTCACGAAGTTTGTAGTAAATTCAAAGATAAACTAGAAGATGAAGTAGAAGTTGCTGATGTTTATGTAGCTATTAATGCTCAATATCACGACTACTGTGAATTATTCGAGAAGTGGTTCGGAAAAGGAAACTTTGACGATATGATATTCGAGAGTGCTATCAGCTTTTGGTTCGATGATGTAGACTTCGGAGAAGATAAACTCTGGAAATATTTTAATGAATTAAAGTAATACAAGTTCTGTTATATTCCTAAAGAGAGATTACTAAATAATAGTAGTCTCTCTTTTCTTTTTAAAATAAAATCCTATATTTGCATCTGTAATATAAAACTTAATGCTTATGGGAATATTTGTTAAAGTGTTGTTTGTAACTATAATAGCTATTACTATTATAGTGTTCGCATGGAAAGAGATTACTACTATTCTTCCTGTGAAAGTTGTATCTTATGTAAAGATAGCAGGTGTGCTATTAAGTGTTATCCTAGGTACTCTATTATTCTTATTGTAATATGGACTTCGGGAATATACTTAATGAGATTCTACGTACTACTGCTACTAGTTTCGATTTCGCATTTGTTATCTGTGTTAATGTACTAGCATATCTAGTAATTAAACTAGTTGACAAACTTAATGGAGATAAAGTAGTAAGTACTTGGAATAAAAGAGTGATAACTCTTGTATGTGCTGTATTAATGGGAATAATATACTTCTCATTAAAGTTAGGTGATGTTAAGGTAGTACTTAATTCTATTATTCTTAGCTTCGTATTTTGGAGCTGGATTATGAAGCCAATATTGGCGTTCTTCAATATAGACTATCGAAAGTTTATAGAACTTGAAGATAATGAACCTAATCAATATCCAAAGTAAGTACTATTAGTAAGATTAACAAGTGAGAGTCGACTAGAGATAGTCGGCTCTTTCAGTATACACGTTCCTTTATGGGGGAATAAAAAGTATGTCCCACCTTCCTACGCTTTCATAGAAGCTCACCATAGGACTTTAGTACCTTTCCTTAACTTACTATTATCCGACAGTATTGCGTGCCACCACGGGTCTTAAAATGCGTCACGTGTATAAAAATGTTTACAATGCGAACGCTTGTAAGCTAGATAGTAAGCTAGATAATAGTGTTGAATCAAAATTATTAATAAAAGTCTTGTTAATACCAATATAATAACTATATTTGTTATAATACTAATTCAAAAACAAAAGTAATATGGCTTCATTAAATCAAATTGTATCTGAAATAGCTCATGCTATTCATCAGCCTAATAACTTTACTACGAGACAAACTATTCGTAGTGCGGTTATTCATACATTCAATGAACAGATAAGACAGACTTATGAGCGTCATGCTAATGTCGATAAGATATTAATGCAGAGATATAGGATAAGTCTTATTAATGTTCCTGACGGAGATATATTTCAAAGTCTTGTAAGTACGAAGTATAAAGTTAAAAGAAGCAAGACTAGAATACCTAGACCAGTTCGTCTTGATAATAATCTTCCTTTTGTTAGTGTTCGTACTGTTGGTTATGATAATATGGCTATTCCGTTTATTAAAGAAGCAAATGCTCAATTTTATAAAGCATTGCCAGGAATGTGTACTAGTCTAAGTTATGATTATATCAATGGTTATCTATATGTTAATAGCAATGGTAATCATTTAATTGAACCGCTAGGACATATTGTTATTGAATCGCCTTTTGAAATACCTAATGAAATACCTGTTGAAACAACAGAAAGAATTGAATCTAACTTCGATAATGATGATGAGTTTATCATTCCCGAAGATATGGTAGAACGAATCAAAGATGTAATCTATAAACGTAATCTACTTAATGTAGAGAGAGTAACTAATGAAATCCCAGTTAAGGATGATATAAATAAACAACAAATAGAAGTATAATTATGGCTAGCGGTGAAAGATACGACCACAGAAATATGTATACTAGTTTTATAAAGACAGCCGAAGAGGATTATGTTCTCGTGTCCGAAAAGATAGCTAGATACAAATCTTTATTATATAAAATCAAATATTCTATTGAACAGAATAGAAATGCTATTGAAGCTATATTTGATGTATGTGTCTATAACTATTGGGAATGGAATACTGACGAACTAGATGTTGATAGAAAGATGGAGACAGCAATAGATGCTAAGTTCATTAAATTCGATTCTTCTAAACAATTAAGATACGGTAATATATATCGTAACTTAAAACAATACTTTAGAGTACTTCGTAAAATAAAAGAATATGAGATAAGACAGCAGAGAATTAAACATCGTAAGAACATTACTCGTCCTCAATACGAAGCCTATTGCAAGTTATTCTTTAGAGAAGTATCTAAAGAAGTTCTAAGAGGAAAAGTTTATAAGTTTGAAAAGAGACTTGGTTGTCTTATCATAGAAAGAGTTATAGTTAGAGATAGTTTTACCACTGCTGATGGAAAAGTTGTTAAGTTCAAAAAAGTAATTGACTATTATAAAACAGAACTAAACAAAAGAAATCTTCTTGCACAAGGACTTATTCCTTATAATAAGAAAGACCATGCGGCAGCCTTACTAAAAGGTGAAAAATACGAAGGAATTAAATATGTGGAGTATCTTGATAATCCTTATTATTGTAAGTTACTTATGATTGATGGTACAATTAAGAATAGACCATTATTTAAATTCTATGGAACAAATCTTCACATGAAACGTAGTAATGATGATATACTATCTGAATGTAAGACTGTTGAAGATATTATTAATGTCGATACTGATATTAATAATCGTCTTTCTTTAATTAATAAGTTTGACCCAAGTTACACTATAAAATATATTAGAAATAATGAACAAAGAGCTATCTTCCGTAGAAACTATTATCGCAAGACTTGATAATGATTTCAATATTATGAATAGTGATTATATACCTAGAGTGGGTGCTTGGTGTATAGATGCTATGAATGAGATGGGTATTCTTCAATATGAAGAAAAAGAAACTACTATTGATGTCGTTGATAGAGTTGCTTATTTCCCATGTTGTATGAATGCTTTTAAAGTTTATGTTGAGGGTTGCGAGATTTCCCCCTTAAAGAAAGGTAAATGTTCTTGCTCTTTCGGTACTACCGAGCATTTCGTTCAAGACAGAGAAAGAGCTAGAGAACGTGAAAGTAAGCGTACTGTTGAGATTGACCCCGAAGGTTACGAAGGAAAGAATTACGTGTATCTTCGGGATGCTAATGCAATCCAATTAAACTTTGATACTGATATTGTTACCGTATCCTATCTTACAGTTAAGACTGTATATAGTGATACGTTTCATTGTAATATACCCGTTATTCCTAATAACGGTAAACTTATTGAAGCACTTGAATGGTTCTGTATGTGGAAGCTACTAAGTAGAGGACTTAAACATCAAGTCTATTCTCTACAAGGTGCTATGCCAGTTAATCCATATTTATTATGGAGAGATTCTCGTGACAGAGCTAGAGCTTCTGTTATTAATGAAAATCAAGATGCTAATGCCTATAAAGGTTGGGCGTCGTTCTTTTATAATTCAACATTTAGACCTAGAGACTAATGGAAATAGTTAAAGAACTTAATAAAGATGGAGGTTACGAATCTATTAAAAATGGTTCAATGACCCATGCTGTTAATGCTATGGTTTCTCGTGATGGTAATTCTATTCAGAATGAACAATCTATTGAGACAATCATAACATTAGAAGAAAACGAAGAGATAGTCGGAGTTATCTCTTGTTCTGATGAAATAGTTATATTTACTAATAATAATAAGATTAGAAGATATAAAGAATCTACTAAAGATATTACCGAAGTTATTACTAATTGGAATTATCAAGGAGGTAAAGTTATAGGTACTTATACTTATAATGTAAATAATGAATTAATTGTTGCTATTACTGAACTTAATTCTAATGAAGATGTTCCTTTAAAAATAATCAATCTTAATAAACCTAATTATTTAGAAGGAGGAAATGATATAAAATATACATTAGTTCCTAATATACCTAAAGCAAATATTAATAACTGGAAACTTGTATCAGGAAGTTCTATATATAAAGGTATATATAATTTCTTTATAAGATATAAGCAAGGAAGTGATTATACTGGTTGGTTTCCAATAGGAGTTCCTGTATTAGTATATGATTTTGATAACGAAAGCGTTGTTGAAGATAGTAGTTTCGGCTATGACGATAGTAGTGGTAACCTTCCAGTTAATTATAAGATAGGAAACTTCGTATTTAAAGAAAGAACAAATTTAAGTACTGAAAAAGTTAATCTAAATATTGAGTTAGGATTACAAATAGATAATTCAGGTCTTAATTATACAGCTTATCAAATAGGCTACATAATCAATACTCAAAAAGGAGATACTAAAGTATATAATACTTCTGATATAAATATAGGAACTAGTAGAATAACAATAGACGATGTTTATAATGAATCATTTAGTCTTGACGATATTACTAGTTCTTTCTTTAATTTGTATAATGTAAAAACTATATGTAACTATAATAATAGATTATATGTGGCAAATTACAAAGAAGAAAATATTAATAGTCTTGTAAGTTCTATTGATACTAGTAATATACAAGTTAGAATTAAAGATTTCAGAGGTAATAACGCTATTAAAGTTTCTGCTAAAACAAGAAGTGTTGGTTCTTCAATAATTAATAATCCTAGAACCTTTGATATTGGTAGAGGTTATGTAGTTACTATTAAAGGACGTGCTTACGGAGATGGTAATGAATATAAAGAAGTTACTAGAAAGTTCTTTCTTACTCGTATTGGTAAGAATAGTTATGGTACTAAATGTCTAATGATTGCATCACAAGACTTTATTAGAGCTTTCTATAAAGATAGTAATTATGATAGTCACTCTACTCCGTTCTATGTTTCTTATCAAAATGCTAATAATCTATATGAACCAGCAGTTTCCGTAGTTATTAAACCTGATGATAAGAATTGGTATATATTAGAATTTAGTAGAGGATATGACCCAGCAGATGTATATCCTGATGAATATTCTGTTATATCGTCTTTAGGGTTCGTAAGCCATCCTTATGTAAGATATGGACGTACTAACGATTTCTTTACTAGTACTCCTTATACTGCTCCTGATATTCAAAGAGATTTTAATAACGATTTCAAAGTAGTATCTATTGAAGAATTTGATTTAAATATGGATACTAGAGAAATTGTTGAACCTATGTGGTTCTATTTAGGAGATGTTACTATTGGAGAAAATACTTATAAATTAAAGTATGACCATTATAATCCTACTGACTATTATTATTATAGATATGATATGTCTAGTGGTAGTCCAGTAGAAGTTGGTGTAAGGTTAAGAAAATCTTTTCAAACTGCTTATGTAGATTATCCTGAAGTAATGCAGGAAATTCGTACTAAGTTTCCTAATTCACAAATAGTTCTTATTACAGAATATGAAACTGTTAATCCTAGTGGTGGTAATGCTGATGAACTTGCTAAATTTAGAGGTGAGAGTGTTGATGAAAATATAAGAATAGCTTATGATGTATCTAAACATAAATTTATTTTTTCAATTAAAGAAACTAATATAAGAGATGATTATTATAAACGTGAATCAGATGCTGTATTAATAACCAATGCTGATGGAGAAACTACTAGATATACAGTAAATGAAATATTTCCTAATATATCTGTTACTTTCAATAATGAAGATAAATCTACTCAAGATTTAATTAATGAAATCGAAGGTATTCATGAAACTGTATATCGTTGGAAAGAAGATAGAGAACCAACAGAAGAAGATTTTAATATTAATGAAACTTATACTGTTGATTTCTATGATATAAGTAGTTTATCAGGAGATAAAGGTTCTACTAAAAGTTTTACTGATTCAAAAGCATATCCAGTTGGTTATATTAAAGAAACAGTAGAAGAAGGTAATCAAACTATAATAACTGCTGAAAAAGAATTTATGATAGTTATACCTTTTATTGATTATCTTAAAACAGTTTCTAATTACGATTATGGCGGACATGAAAGATATCGCATATATGATAGAGTAAGTGTTGAGAGTACATTAGCATTTGAAGGAATAGTAAAAGACTTATATATCTGTTTCCAAAAGGATACTAAGTTCAATATGGACGGTGTAAGTAATTATAGTGCTTTACTTCTCGATATTCCTACTTTTGGTAGAAGTGACGCTTTAGCAATAAGTGAAGGAGGTGTTCGTTCTACTGGTAATGAGTTCTTTGCATTAGGTAGTAGTAATCAATATAAAGAACTTCGTGTTGATGGTCCAGCCGGAGGTTATCTTAGTTATGCTTTTGGTTTTGCTTCTCCTAAGATATTAGATAGTAAAACTAAACCTGAAGATACAGAGTTCTATGGAAATATTTATAAGTACGCTATCAACTATTGTGTATATAACTTTTTTATTCATTATGTATTTCCTAATGGTAATATAACTGATGGTATTCGTATTTCTAATAATATGACTTATTCAGAAACTATTAGTTTAGGTACTGCTAGTGAAGGTAGTATCCCATTAACTATGGACATTAATGAAGATACTTTAATATCAGATATTAAAACTAAGTTTGATTCTTATAAAAGTCAGTATGGAAATATAAATACTACTAATGCTCATGAAGTAGTTAATATATTTGATGCTATAAGTAATGTTAGATTCTGTAATATATTTCCTAAATATAATGATAGTGGTATCGCTCTTTATAAGAACAATAAGGGAGATAAAATGTTTAGAGGAACTAAGATTTCTGATAATACTTATGTTCAACCAATAGAGTTCTTATTTGATAATATACCAATGAAAGAAGATTTCGTAGGATATTTTATATCTTATGAAAAGACAGAACCTATATTAGTAAGTCAAGGAGTTCCTGTACGTAGAGATGATGATTTTAATACTGCTTTTAATGAACAGGTTAATAATATTCGTTTCTATTATCCTGAATTTAATATATTAAAGAAAGCTGGAGCAGGTAATATATTTATTACTCAATCTAGGTATACTATGGGTAATGCTCAAAGAGGTCCAATGTTTACTGACTTTTATAATAGTGATGATGTTTACGGTATGTCTACTCCTGATGATGAATTTGGAGACATTAGAGCTGTTAAAAGTTCTAAGATTATAATGGCAGATAGTAGAGATGACAATAATGCTGGAAGAGAAGCTGTTGTTAATTTAGTATTAAACAAATCATTAAAATTAGGACTATATATAGGAAGTGGCAGAGGTTATGTAAAAGGTATTCTTCTTAATATAAGTGATAACTTATATATGTCAGAGAATAAAAGTCTTATTCCTCTAGGTTATATTAAATATGTTAATCCAAAAGGAGATATTTATAATTATGGATATGAACAATATTATTATAATTATAACTATTATTTCATGACTAGTTCCGTATATGCTTTTAATCGTAATGGTGTGTATTATGATGCTAATGACCCAATACCTAAAAAAGCTACTGATAATAGTAATCTTTATCCTAAGTTCCCTAGAGTACACTACGATAGTCAAAGAGTTGGTAATACTCCTATAAGTAGAATAAAGATTGATGTTTTTTCTTTATATCCGTTATTTGCTAAAACAATTAAAACTGCTCCTGATGAAAGATATTATACTATTAATACAGATGATAATTCTTTTGTTCAGAATGTTCGTATGATTCATATGTTGCCTAGTACTATTAATGATACATTTGAAATAAGTACTATGTATCTTGATTATGCAGGTAAGAAGTTTATTAATTATAATGAATTACTATATACTAACTTTATTACAGAATATAGACAAACTATTCGTAGAAGCGATGTTATTAGTGATGAATCAGTAGAAAATAAATGGCGTATATTTAGACCTAATGCCTATAAGATAATTAGTGAAAACAAAGGAGACATTATTAATGTTATTGGTATAGGTACTTATCTTATTGCTCATTGTGAACATTCAATGTTTATCTTTAATAGAGATAATACTCTTTATACTAAAGATAAAGATGTGCAAATGTTAATGCCTGATGCTTTTGATATAGATTATCAAGAAGTATTTACTAGTGAAAAAGGTTATGGTGGTCTACAAGATTTTGAAGCTTATGTATGTAATGAAGCAGGTTATATATTCTTAGATAGGAGTAAGAAACGATTATATAGATTTGATGAAAAGAATCTGAATGATTTAGGCGATGGAGTACAATCTATATTAGACGAATATCTTACTAGTGATACAAAGATATTAATGGGAATGGATAAAGAGAATAACCGATTAATCTGCTCCTTTATGGGGGAAGTTTCAGATTTCACCATTAGTTATAATTTTGTTACTAATACTTGGATTAGTATTCATACTTATTTATGTCGAGGATTTTATAATACGAAAACTAATTTGTATATTAGTTCCTTCAATAAGAAAAACATTATAGGTAAAATAGGATTTGTAAAACCGTCTAGTTATCTTAGATATACAGATTTCGAGATACCTGCCAATAAGAATCCGTTCTATATAGGAGAGAATAATAATACTATGGTAGTAGATGTATTGTTCAATCTTGAATACGATACTATTAAAGTACTCAACTACATTAGTTATGACTTATATAAAGCAAATGATATTAATTTTGCTGGTAATAAGATATTGTTATTTAGTAACACTTCTATTAGTAGATTAGAAGATATTACTGTAAATGAACGTAATACTTTTGATGCTGTTAAGCCTTATTACGAACATGGTAAATGGAACTATAATTACTTCCGTAGTGTTCTTAACGAAGTTGTTACTAATTATCCAATAGATAGACTTACTGGTAAACTCAATGTCGATGTTAATAAGAAGTATGAACCATTTAAATCTAATCTTATTAATGGTAAATATTTAGGTGTACGATTTGTAATTAATGATGGTACAGCTAAAATAGAGATTAAGAAGATTGAATGTTATGTTAATAAATACAGAGAATAATGAAACGTATTAATGAACAAAGACCTAAAGCATTTATAGGTGCTGCGATTTCTGTTGGTACTAGTATTGTTAGTGGTATCATAGGTAATCGTAAGAAAAAGAAAGCTGAACAAGCTGAAAGGCTTAGACAAGAACGGCTTCAAAATCTACAAGACCATCAGGCTTTAGCTAGTGCTCAAAATGAGAGTATGATGTCAGAGGAAGATAGAACACAGTTTTTAAGCCAGTATTTATCTAAAGGAGGGGGAGTGAAAACTTCCCCCCGTAAAGGGGTGAAAGCTCGTATTGTCGAAGGCGGTACGGCTATTCCTATTAAGAAAGATTCATTCCTTCTTAAAGGACGTAAACACAATACTGGCGGTATTGTTATTGATGCTGGTAAAACCGGTATTGAAGCAGAAGGTGGAGAAGTAGTACAAGTTACTCCTAAGCAACTTAAAGTATTCAGTGCTCAACCTATACTTAATGGTAATAGTCCTGCTGAATTAGTTCAGAAAGGCGTAGAACCTTCTAAGGTATTTAATGCTCAAGAATCATTTAAAGATAAAAATGGTATTAATGACGATGGTACTAAAAAGAAAAGAAATATGAGAACAATAACTGGTAAGAAAAAGCTAGGTGGTCTTTCTCGTAGTAAAGATTATGGTTCTGATAAGAAACCGTATCCTAGTGTTAAGTCTAAAGATTTTGCAGGAGGTGGACGTAGTTATCCTATTCCTACTAAAGCTGATGCTCGTGACGCTCTTAGATTAGCTGGACTTCATGGTCGTTCTGATGTAAGAGCTAAAGTATATAAGAAATATCCTGAATTAAAGAAATCAGCTCTTGGTTCTAAGACAAAACTATTAAAAGATAACTATAATAACTTTGGTTTAGAAAAGGATTATAGTAATAGTTTTGCTCCTAATGCTTTAACTAAAGCTAATATGAATTCTTTTAAAACTAATAGTATAGTTCCAACTAAACCTGTTGGAGCTTCTATTAGTTCTAGTACTAGTCCTTTATCTAAATCAGGAAGTTTTAAGAACTTTATGAGTGGAATTGGAGGAGAAGCAATTAGTGCAGGAATAGGAGCTTTAGGAAATATTATTAGTGGGGTTACTAATAAGAACAGTATTAATAATATTCAAGCTCCTACTAGACCTAGAACTGTTGTTCCTGCAAGAATGAGAACTACTTATAACATAAATCCTCAATTAGCAGAAAGTAGAGATTCTGAAAGAAATATTGCTAGACTTATTGATTCTAATACTTCTAGTTCTTCGGGAAAGATTGCTCGTGTTCAATCTCTTGCTAATCGAGGAGTTCTTGAACGTAATAAATTAAAAGGTATGAAAGAGAATGTTGAAACAGACCTTCTTAATCGTTCGGCTCTTAATCGTCAAGGAGTAGAAGCTGCGAATAATCAAGTGTTAAACGCTTATGATAATGCGGTTACTCAAACAGAAAACGAAAAGATTAAAGCAAGAGCTAATAATCGTACTAATGTTATTGAAGGACTTACTAGTGCGATTAGAGATTATCAATTAGGTGTTGATAAGAGACGTTCAGAAGAAAATGCTACTGCTGCTATGATGTCTGCTAATCCTGAACAAATGGAATTATTCTTAAAATTAATGAATAAGAATAAGGGTAGACTAAGTAATATACGAAGTACTTTATTCAAATGTGGCGGTAAGAAAAAGATTGCTTAATTATAAATACTATAACTATGCCGATAGATATTAAGACAGCAGGTTATCAAAAGAGGGAGCGGGTTGCCGCTCCTTTAGATGTTTACAATAGTACGTTAAATACTCTACAACAGAAACATGATACTGCTATTGAAACTAGTAATCAGATTAAAACATTTCTTGCTAATAAGCAATTAAACGAAGCTGAAAATGAGTGGCTCGATAAATATTCGAGAGATGTTAATGCTCAAATAGAAGCAAGTGCTCAAGAAGGTAGTTATGCTACTGCTTTAACTACTGCAAGAAGATTAGCCGGAGAAGTTGCTAGTAATCCAGGACTTATTGGACGTGAACGTTATCAACAGGAATTTAAGAAGTTCCAAGATGAAGTTACTAATAGTAATGCTTATGATGGAGATGTTAAAGCATACGCATTAGAACAGAATAAATATAATTATCAAGACCAACTAGATGAAACTGGTAAAGTAATAGGTGGTAGTCAATTTCAACCTAATTATCGTCCTGTTGAACAAGTTGATTATAATGCTCTATATCAAAAAGTATTATCTACTGTTGGTGTTGATTCTAGTTCTGGCGAACAACTAGTATGGGGAGATGCAGAAGGCAATCTTAAAGACGGTCAAGGTAATATTGCTGCTGGTGATGTTCCTTATCTTAAAACAGCTAGTGGTGTTCAACAACTATCAGCAGATAAGATTCGTGCTGCATTTGAATCTGCTTTAAATGAAACTCCGGGTGCTCGTGCTTCTCTAGAACAAGACTATAAAGTAAATGTTTGGAAAGCTAATAAGGGAAATAAGAATAATCTTGTTACTAAGCCTGACGGAACTATTATGTCACAGAGAGAATTTGAAGAGAACCTATTTGCTCCTAGATATGCTGCTTCTGCTTATCGTAGAGTTGAAAGTAGAATTAATCCTGAATTAGGATTTAATCTATTAGCTGCTGCTCGTAAAAATTCTGCTAAACCTAAGACTGGTAAAGAACCTGATTTACTTCCTTCTTTAGCTACTATTGGTGGTAAAGAAAAAGTAGAACCTGATACTCCTGCTAAAGTACAATCTCAATTAAATACTTTTAATGGTCAGTTATCTAATATGTTTTCTTCTTATGGAATATCTAAATCTCTTCCTTTAGATGAGGCATATAGTAAACTACGTTCAGGTATTGCTAATAATGTTACTTTATCTGATGCTGCTAAGAAACAATTATTAGATGAAGCTAATACTTATTATAGAGGAATAGCTAATGCTAATAATCGTTTAGATGCAATGAAAGGACATCTTACACAAGAAGAACAATATGCTTCGGAGTTCTTAGGTAAGAGATTAAGTAATGGAGATATGGCAGATACTAATAATCCTATGCAACTAGAATATGCTAATAGAATGAATAAGTTATTTACTGATTCTAAAGGCAATAGTTTCGATACAGTTCTAGTTAATCCTCTTAATGATAGTAGTAAAGCTGCTATTATATCTAAACTTAGAACAGATATGGGACTAACTAGTAAAGATGTGTCATTTAGTAAAATAGGAGATAAAGAATATATTCGTATTAGTAAAGACGCTTATACTCGTTTAGCTCCTGAAATAGCAGATGTTCTTAAACTTAGTCCCGTAGGATTTACTACTGGTAATAATGCTCCTGAAAAATTTACTAGAAACGATGAAGTTTTCTATGGAAATAAAGTATATGGTAGTTTAACTACTATGGGTATTGCAGGTTTTAGAGCAATAGGACGAGGTGAAATAACTACTGCTAAGAGTACTAAAGATTCTCCTGCTTACGTATATGAAAAAGCTGCACAAATGTCTAATGCTGCAACTAAACGTATATCTAAATCATTACCACCTAGTTATGTTGATGTTAATGTATTTGATTTACCTCCTCATATAGTTGCTACTGGTCAAGGATTTGAAGATGACCAATTAAAGAACTACAATGAAAGAGTAATGAATATGATTAGTATTGCTAATCCTGGAAGTATTGTTATTAAGAAACGTAATGCCGAAGGAGTTCTTGAACCTGTTGAAGATAGTAGAGAACGTGATGCTATTATGCAAACTATTCAAGCACAAGTTAAAAAGAAAAACATTAATAATGGCTGGTGCTCATCCTCTTCTACGGGGGAATACGGAGTATTCTTAAATATTCCTTATACTCCTAAGACTGGAAAGAATAGTGCTAAGAATCCTGATTCTGAAATGGAAGAGAGAATACAAAATGCAGTAGCTGGAGATTACATGATTACAGGTGCTATCATTAATGATGAAATAGAAAGATTCAAATCTCTACCTGCTGTTAAAGCAATGGACACTCTTAATTCTATTAAGTATAATAACGCACTTAAAAGAAATTATCGTTTATCTGATGCTGAATTTGGAGATGGAACATATTCTGCTGTTACCGATGGTGGTAGTTTTTATCAGATATTAGACGCTAATGATGAACCGGTAATTAAGATTACAGAAGGTGAGTTATTTCAACGTATGTTTCAGAATAATCAAGCTAATGCTATTCTTGCTCCTGTTAAAGAGGATATAAATCTTATTAGTGCAAGAAATGGTTCTATTGCAAATTCCCCCATAGAGGAGCAGCAAGTTATTGCTCGTCCTCTTATGCAGAAAGCTATGATTATGGCAGGTGCTACTGGTAATCTTAGAGAACTAGATATTGATACTAAGAGACAAGTATTCCAGTTCTTTAATAGAATGTATTCAGGACTTACTGGTGAATCCCCTAGTCAAGTGATACTTAATCAAATGAACGATTTAATGAACTAAGTTATGCCAAATATATTTGATGATATATCAGTAGAAAAAGCTCCACTAGACAGTGGGGCTAATTCTGTTAATATGGCTAAAGAAGCTCCTACTGTTACTAAATACAAGCCTGATGTAGCTGCACAAGGCGACTTCATGTTTCGTAATCTTAGTGGTAAAGAAGTCTTTACTGGAACAGAGGAAGATTATCATTCTTTAGCTAAGTATGGTGCTGAACCTAATCGTTATCAAAGTAGAGAAGAATTAGAAACTCTTCGTGCTAAGAATCAATCGGCTTGGAAACAAGCAGGTAACGCATTAGGTCAAACTATTGGAACAGTTATAGGAGATACTGTTGGTGGTATTGGTATGTTAGTAGATTTAGCTACTGCTGGATTATGGGACGATAAACCATTTAGTAATCCTATTACTAGAGCAGGCGATGCTATATCTGATTATGTTCGTGATGATTTATTTCCTATATATCGTGAGAATCCTGATAAAGCATTTGATATGAATGATTTTTCAGGTTGGTTCTTTAGTCAAGTTCCAAGTATTGCTAGTTCTCTATCTTTAATGATTCCTGGTACTTTATTAACTAAAGGAGTTGGAGCTGTTGGTAAAGGTGTTGCAGCATTAGGACGTAATAGTTCTAAAGTAAGTCGTGCAATGAATTGGGCTAAGAAAGCTACTAAATTAGATAATGTGTATCGTGCTAATAAGTTAAAACTTATCGCTAAAGATGGTATTACTGCTATTGGTATGCGTCTTGGTGAGAACTATCAAGAAGCTCGTGGAGTTGCGGAACAAATAGAAGGAGAAGCATTGTCGTTATTTACAGGAATGTCTGATGAAGAATTTCAAACTTGGTTAGATAATAATCCTGATATTGCTAATGAAGCTAAAGAAAGAACTAAAGAAGAAGCCGCTCTTATAGTTGCAGATAAAGCAGCTATGCGAAACTTTGGATATAATGCAGGTAATGTGTTCTTTGATTATATGCAATTACGTGCAGTTAATAAAGCATTAGGTCAAGTTAATCGTGCTATTACTCCTCGTATTCGTTATTCACAGAATCAAGCTCTCGATAGAATAGCTTCTACCGGTATGGAATCTGCTAGCCAAACATTAGGTCAAGCAGCAAAAGGAACGATTAAAGATTTTGCAGGTAAGATAAATAGATTTATTAATTCTAGTGAGAATCTTCTATTATCTGAATTATCCGAAGGTGTCGAAGAAGCTATTAACTTTGTAGGTCAAGAAGAAGGTACTTTATACGGTCGTTATTTGTTAGGTCAAGCTGAACAATATAATGGTGCTGTATCTATGGATAGAATAGAGAAGTATTTACAGAATCCTCAATTATATAATTCTGCATTATGGGGAGTTATTGGAGGTATTACTTTCGGTGGTACTATGTCAGCTATTAATAATCGTAAAGGCGGTAATGTAGAAGAGAAACAACGTATTGCTGAAATCAATGGTCGTGAGCAAGTATTCAATGAATATGCTCGTCAGATGAAGATTATCGAAAATGGTGAGAATCCGTTTCAGATAGAACGTGATGCTAAAGGTAATCCTATCACTTATCTTGATGATGGAACTATTAGTCAAGACCCAACAATAGGTACTACTCGTTATAGTAAAGTTAGTCCCGAAGAACAAGAAGATTTACGTGCTGCTGCTAAAGAGAAGTTCACAACTACTCTTACTTTAAATGCTATTCGTTCCGGTAACTATGAGTTACTCGAAGATTATATTGAAGACCCTAGACTAAAGAAAAAGCTAGTAGATGCAGGTCTTGCTGATGAAGCAGAATATGATAGAGATACTCAATCTATAAAGAAAACTATGCGTACTGTTCTTAATAGATATGTTAACTATTCTAGTGCATTGCGTAGTGCTAATATAGATGATGCTCTATTAGATGTAGCTATATCAGAAAATATAGTTAATGCACAAGAAGCTGACTTACTAAATAAACGAATAGAAAGACTTAATACTATTCAATCTCAATTAGAGAATACTATTCCTGCTATTAATGAGATTCTTGACCCAATGGCTAAGAACCGTATGCAGTTAGGTATATTAGAACAGTATCGTCGCGAAGTAATGTCTACTTATAATAGTCTAAAGAATAGTAATAATCCTTTGGATAAAGCACAAGCTAGTCAATACTTAGATATATCTAAGATAATAGAATCTAAAGTTAATGACTTACGTAGAGGTTTAAGTCCTATGGAAAGTTTATTCTTAGATAATGTTCGTAGTGTAGAAAATATAGCTCTTGGAATAGAAGGTAGTCAAGAACAAAATGCGCTTATTAAGAAACAGATAGAAGAATTAGATGAAAATGATGTAGCTCTGTTTAAACAAGCAGGTAAAGACTTTAATCTAGGAAGTTTATCTGAACAAGTTCGTGCTATTAATTCAGAGTACATGGATAATATGGGACAGATACTTCTCGATGAAATTCGTAGAGATAACTATCGTTCTAATATTATTACTACTAATGAACAAGCTAAAGAGTTTGAAGATACTCGTAAGAAAGAGTACGAAGAAGCGGCTAAGAAGTTAGTTAAGTCTGCAAAAAAGAATCTTAATGATTTCGTTAATGTAGCTACCGAAGAAGAACTTGCTAAGTTAGATAAAGCACTAGATAATGCGTTTACAGAAGAAGAATCTCAAGATACTAGTAATAAGAGTTTATCTAATGCTGTTAGTATTCTATCTAATTCAGAGAATGGTAAGAAAGATATAGCATCTTTAAGAGAAGCTATTACTAAGAGAAGAAATAGTCTTGCTGCACAAAGTCAGACACAGCAACAGAATGGGAATAATCAGCAACAAGACTCCTCTATGGGGGAAGCGAGGAGCGAAGCGACGAGGCAAGAAGAACCAGAGGTTAAGCCTATTCCAAAACCTAAACCAAAGACTGCTAAAGAGAAGAAGTTAAAAGAGACATTAGATAAAGTAGTATCTAAAGCTAGTTCAGGTGTTATAAATAAAGCTAATATTAATAACTTAGAATTTACAATAGTAAAGCCTTTTGCTAGTTTAGGAGATGTTAGTAGAAAACCAGTTAAAGTAAGTGCAATAGACGTACGTGTTAGTAAATTTGGCAATGTTAGTATTGATGGAATGGATGCTAAAGGTAATATTATTGCTGATGTTACTATCGATGAACTAAATGCCGCTATTGCTATCGGAGATGTTACTTACGTAGATACTAGTAAATCTGATGAATCTGCTCCTGCTGATACTAACGTTCTTGAATCATCTATATCTGATAATGACTTAGAAGGTCAACGCCAACGTATAGAAGAGATAAATTTAATTATAGATTTATATAATCAAATACAAGGTAATCAGATAGAAGGTAAGACATTTACTAGTCTTAATGATATGATGGTTTATCTACAACAGTTAAATCCTAGAGCTGTTAGTTTGTATAATGATATTAAGATTCTAGCTAATCGTCAAATAGTAGATGGTAAGATAGTTAATGTTGATGAAGAGATTAAAACTCCTTCTGATATTATACAAGAAGCAAGTAAGACTTTAGATAAAGCTGTTGCAGAGAATAAACAGAATACTAAAGATAATGGTTACTTCTTTAATTTAGTTAATTTAAATGATAGTAAGGTTTACTCTCGTATCGGTCAGTTGAAGACTAATGATACAGTAAATGTAGAACTAGATGAAAACGGTAATCTTATTGTTAAGTCTCGTGGAATTAAAATAGGTGAGTTTCCTAAGATTGGTTATAATAACGGTAATGTAGAAGTTATGAATCAAGGTTGGAGATATACTGTTAGAAACGATAGTATAGATTTCATAACTCAACTTCAATCTATTATTGCTAGTGAAGAACCTAGTGCTAAAGAATTTGTACAACTGCTTAATAATATACGTCGTTTGTATCGTGTTCGTAATAATCCTGAAGTTGAAGGAACATTCGGACATCAGCTTAATGCTCTACAAGAGAATGGTCACTGGCAGAATTTAACTAGTTTATTCGGTGATACTCAAACTAATCTATTAGATAGGATTAAACATCTTAATAATATCATATTCTTTAATAATGCTCTTAATGTTAATCAGTCTAACTTTAGTACCATTGTTAATGAATCGTTGACTAATTGGATGAATAAACTCAAGAAGTCTTATACTGACATTAATAACTTAAAGTCCTCTATTAGTAATACTAAGTCTAAGAAGAAACGTCTAGTTGTTGGTCGTACAAGTTCAGGTAGTGTTATTTATGCTAGAGATAAACAAGGTAATCCTATATATCGTAAGTTTGGAGATGTAGCTACTAGTGAAGCTACTGACGGTTATCGTCTAGTAGTAGGAGTTGACGGAGGAGTTGCTGATATTAAATCTAATAGTATTATTGCCGCTAGTCGTATTCCTAGAGGTGTGGTTGGTATGACTATTAAAGATTCAGAAGGTAGACTTATCGCTGTTACTAGTCGTGAGAATACTATGAGTAATAGTGAAACAGAAGCTACTGAATATACTAAAAGGTTTAACGAAGGATTAGATAAATTATTCCATTCATTAGTAGATGCTACTCTACAAGGAAATACTGATTTACATCAACAACTATTAGATGAAATATCTAAATATGTAGGTAAGCAAAAAGCTCTTTATGGTTATGAAGTTGTAGGTCGTGCATTTCGTCCTCTTAATAAGATTGGAGCTACTATTTACTTTAATGTTGCTGATAGAAATGTAGCATTTGCTATACCGGGTGAAACTAAACCTAGAAGACTTATGGCTCGTATGCCTAATGGTTTTGTTCCTACTAATAATCATGGTAACTTTAGTACTATGATGGAAGGAGTATATGCTACACTTACTCGTAATGTTATTAATTCAGCTATTCGTGGTGAATCTAATTTATTTAGAATGGTAGACGGTAAACTACAAGCTAAGATACCTAATATACTTCAAGATGAATGGATGGATACAGGTTATAGTAGTTATGAAGAGTTTGTAGCTAAAGACGGAGTACTAGTTACTGACTTGGGCAATGTTACTGATAGTAAAGGTAATATCATTAGTAACTTTAATTATGTAGGAGATGTATATAATCGTAATATTACTCTTATGAATCCTAGTCGTAGTGCTGGTCGTACTAACGCGACTGACGCCGCTGTTTCCCCCATAGAGGAGCAACAAGTTGTATCTCCTGTTGCTACACCAAACCCACTTGCTAGTCAAGATAGCACTCCTCAAGTAGGTACTCTTATGGAAGTTGCACAAGCTAATACTACTAATCCTAATCTATTATCTGTTATTTCGGCATTAGAATCTGCTGGCATTGCTCTTAATCCTGATATTGAAATAGTAGGTGAAAAAGGTAGATTTGCAGGAATAGTTGCTGGTGGTAATACTATTACTCTTACTAATAGATTCGATACTCTTGAACCTGAACGTAGAGTACTTACTCTTATACATGAGGGAGTTCATTATCTACTTAATGATGAACGTGCTAATATAGAACAATCATTTGGTGACCTGTATGATAAGTTTAGTAGTTTTATTAATCAGGATTCTGCTCTAGTAGAAGAATACGGAAAGTTCTTAAATAGTGATAAACCTAGAAGCGTAGCTATTGAAGAGTTTGTAGTTGAAGCTATTACTAATCGTACATTTGCTAGATTACTTGCTAGGATTAAATATGATTCTAATACTAAAACTGAATCTAATAATCTATTTACTAAGATTGTTGATGCTTTAGTAGAGATTATAGGTAAAGTTGGTAATATAGATAATACATTACTTGGTGAAGTTCGTAATCGTTTATCTATTATTGGACTAGAAACATCTGATACAGCTAGTACTACAAGTACTGTTCACGATGATGTATTCGACAGGGCAGAAGAAGATACAGGCGTTCCTACTGATGATGTTTTTGATATTCCTGATATAGACCTAGATTTAGATAGTGCTATAAGTGATAACTATCGACAAGTCGATAACTTCGATAGCTTAGTGGAAGGTTTAAGTAGTCGTCAAAAGGCTATTGTGAGCCATTTGTTTGACACTGGTGAGCTTAGTTTCGTATGTAATTAACTAAGATAAGCCTAGAGACGAAAGTCCCGTAGAAAGCCTAAGAATGAGCCATTCTAAAGCCGCCTACGGGACTTTTCTGTTTTCCCTATCTTACTATCGAGACGCTATATAAAATGCGAATTTCGGCAAAATTTTGCGGTCTACGGGCGTTCGGTAGCCTTCGGAACGTGTGGTTTCAGACTATTTGATAAATATATTTGATAGTGTTGATAATAATACTATCTTTGATACTGTTAGTAATTACTTAATTAATAATATAAAGTATATGAGTTGTACTCCTAGTAATCCTAAATTAGATAAGCTATTAGAGCTTACTAATAATGATGTTAGAAAGTCTACCGAATATCTTGCTACTATCGAAGATACTAGTTTTCGTGAATGGTATCAAGAAAAGACTGGTAGAGATTTCAATGAAGAGAGTATTGATGCAAACACTGTTAATGCTATTATAGCATATAATAACAGAGAAACAATTAATACTCAAGATTATGTTCAGAACGTTCGTACTTCACGAACTGGTGTATTTGGTAATGATATAGCAAAGGAAGACCATGCTATTAATATCCTTAGTACTATTTATCTAAAGAGTCAAGGAAGTATTCGTAAAGCTCTTGCTAATAGAAAGCGTAAAGGTGAGAAAGAAGTCCTAAAGGATAAAGCTGGTAATGAGTTAAGTCCTCAAGCTGCTGTAAAGTTAACTATGATTACTTATCTTAATCGACATCTTAAAGAGAATGATAAGAAACTTACGCAAGAACAAAAAACTTATATCGGTACTATTATTCGTAATCTTTACGATGGTGGTAATTATAACCGTAATGAGTTATTTGATATTGTTGTTAATTCACCCGAAGTTATTAGTCTTAGCAAAGAGTTTGGTATAGATACTAACGAGGATTATGAAACTAATGACGATGCTAAAGAAGGAAGTGAACAAGACGGTCGTCAAGAAGACCCTGAAACTATTGCTTCTTTACGTGCTGATTGGTCTGAACTAGCCGACCAACGTAAAGACATTGATAAGAATGTTAGTAAAGAAGTAAAAGAATGGTTTGCTCGTTTACCTAAAACTAATAGCAATTCTTTTATTAATGAAAAACCTGATACAGCTAGCGATACTTATTCAGGTATAGCTGAAAGTGCTGGGTTCTCTAGTTCTTTTAAAGCATTGAATAACTATGGCAACTTCTCTAGCGTTGAAGCTATGGTAGAGAGTTTTCATACTATTGCTGAAAGATTTGAAGAAGTATCTCATTTAGAATATGCCGCTCGTCTATTAGAAGATGAAGCTAATGTTCAGATAAGAAATAAGATATTTACTCAACTAAAACAATCTATTTGGGAACGTAATGAAGTAGTTTATAGTCAAGACGGTTCTAATGTGGTTACTAAGAATCGTAATACTTTTCCTAAACTTAATCTACAAAACAAAATACTTAATAGTTTCGATTCACTTATTCACAATCCTTCTATTATGGCTAATGATATTGCCGTATTAGACGAACTTAAAAACAGATTATCTACACTAAAAAATTCTAACACAAATGAAATCCAAGAAATTACGGAGCAAATTGCTGCAATTTTTAATAAGTATAACTTCGGCATCAATAGACAGGGTGTTGTTAACTACGTTCGTAACTTCGGTGATAACCAACTTTCTAATATCTCTTCTATTGTCGATGATTTGTTAGAGTTTAATAAAGTAGTAGGTAAGGCGACTAATCTATTAAAGATAGATAATGAAGCACAACGTATCTATTATGCAGGTGAATATGCTAAAACTAAAGAGAATGAAGAATATGTGGTAGTTCCTTTTGATAAATCTCAACTACAATACAAAGGCGGTTATGCTAATGATATAGCTAATCGTATATCTGATAGATTTAAAGATTATCAAATAGTAGATTCTGAATTTAATAGTATTAATGCAGAGAACAATCTAGTTAGTGATATTCTAAAGAATAATTATATTAGTAAGTTCTTTGAAAGAATTAACGATAATCGTTATAATGATAATCCAACTGCTAATGCTGAACTTCGTGATTATCTAGTTAAGTTTACTAATATTCCTCAATATCAGTACAGTAATATACTTATTGAGAAAACTTTATCTAACGGTAAAGTAATTCCTGGTCTACTTCGTCTTACTGATACTGGTTACGAACTTACTGAATATTATCGTGAGTTTGGTGCACAATTATATAACGGTGTTAGTAATAAAGTTACAGGAAAGGTTAAGTCTTATAAAGATATTAATGCTCTTGAATGGGATATTATTACTCTAAATGAATACGCTAACAACGGAGATAACTATGAGATGGCTAAAGGAGTTAAGAAATCTAAGTTCTTTACCCAAACACCTTCTGATGCTCCAAAGACTTTCGTATTTAATAGTTATAAGTTAGATATTGACGGTTTGTTTAATAAAACTTATAAAGGTAGAACTTATAAAGGACAATTAACATCTCTTCCTAATAATGGAATATTTGTATTTGGTAGTAATCCTTTAGGAATAAATGGAAATCCAAATAAAGGTACTGGTGGAGCAGCTTTGTCAGCTTATAAATATTTTGGAGTTAAACAAGGAGAAAAAATGGATAATAAATTATCTGATAGTGGTAAAGCCTATGGACTTACTACTGTTAATGCTCCGAAAGTCCCAAAAACAGACAATGAAATAAGAGCTAATATATTAAAACTGTATGATTATGCTAGACAGAATCCAACAAAAGATTTTTATATAGCATATACTGGAAATGCTAATAAATCTAATCTTAATGGAAGAACTAATAGAGAATTAGCAGAATTATTTAAAGGAGAGATTCCTAATAATATAATATTTGAAGAAGAATTTAATTTGTTGGTTAGAGATAATATTCATAATACTTATATTAATCATGGACATCCAATATATGTAGCTTATGCTAATATCTATGCTAAAGAACTAGCAGAAATGGCACAAGCTATCAACTTCTTATTCGAGACTACTGTTGAGAATGGAGTAGTAACTATTGTATCAGATGAGAACGGTAAACCTAAGATAAAAGAAGAGTTTAAAGATTTACGTAAATCAGAAGCTAGACTTAATTATCATTATCGTAAAAGTATTCTTGATAGCAATGGCAATCCTACTGGTAATGTATTTAAGTTTAGAAGTTTACTTATTGATAAAGTTAAGAATCTTAGTAGATATAATAGTGAGACAGCCAAAAGTGTAGATATGAATTGGTTGTTCGAAGGAGGCAATGTATTCTCACCCCTTTACGGGGGAAAGAATAGTGAAATATCGCTAATACAAGATGAGAATGGAGAGTATAATATTAGACTTACTGGTGGACTTCGTAATTCTGTATATAATTATATAGATAACTATATTAATTATAGAATACAAGAAGCTATTGCTAAATATAGTTCTGATAAAGAGTTTGTAGATAAGTATAAGAATGCTAGTCAAGAATCATTTAATTCCTTCATTTCTGAAATGGTTCTTAACTATGAGATTCAATATAATAATCTAAATGATATGTTCTTCGGAGATGAAGCATACTATAAAGATTCTCGTGATACTATTAAACGTAACAAAGAATATCAAGCCGGAGGATTAGCTTATGCAGGATATGATTTATATAATGTACAAAAGCATTTGGGAGATATAACAGTAGCTCCTAATAAGACTATTAGTATAGATAGTAGTTTCAAATATATTACTCTTGAAGATGTTCAAAGTAGCGGTAAAGTTCTCGATGATTTAAAGAAGCAATTAGATATAGCTAATGTATCTAAAGAGACTAGAGCTTTTATACTTAAACAGTTCTCTAAAGATAAGTCAGAAGTAACAGATGCTCAATCGTTTATTACTCTTGATGAATTTGTTCGTAGAATGTATCTACGTGGAGAGTATGATAGTTATAAAGATTTAATCGAAGCTCTTTATGACGAAACTAAGCCTATTGACAATGTTAAGTTAGGAGAATTATCTAAGAAGATACAAGTTCAAAAGAACTTCTATTATGACTTAGAAATAGATAATGATGCTAAGTTAGCTAATCCTATTCAGATTAAAAATGCAGAGTTCGTACTTATACCTAGGTTCTTAGGTAATAGTGAACTTGGTGCTTTGGCTAAATATATGACTGATAATAATATTGGTCAGGTTAACTTTACTACTACTGAAAAAGCTACTACTAATAGAGTATTAGAGTTTTGGGATTCTCATGGGAAATTCCCCTCTAAAGAGAAGTTGAAACAGTTTAACTTGGATGTTCAAACTAAGTATAAAACTGGTTGGTATTCCAATCTTTATACCCAGCAAGATATTCCTCAACACATGGATGGTGAGAATAAGGCAGGGTTACAGATTGTTAAAAAGCTAATAGATAATATTGGTAATACTCCTGAAGGTCAATCTCTTATTAAAGATTTCTTTGATAACTTTACTGCTAATATTCAAGATAGTTTTAAAGATGCTGCTTCTCGTATTGGTGTAGAGATTGATGCTAAAGGTAATGTAGTATACGAAGGTAATCAAGCTAAGATTGATAATAATAAGTTTATATCTCTTATTAAAGACGAGCTAACTCGTAGAGGATTAGACAGTAATTATCGTAAGTATGCTGAAATAAATCCTGAAACTGGATTGCCTTATATGCCTGCTTGGACTAATCTAGTTCGTAGCAAGATAGAAAATATTGTAAATAGTATATTTACTAATCGTGTTACTCGACAAGTACTTCCAGGATTTCATGCTAGTCAAGTTTCAGATATTGGTATGACCGAACTATCAGGTCGTAGTGATTTAAGAGATTTGATGCAATCTAGAGTAGAAGAGAAACATGGTTATTCTCTTGGTCGTAAACTAACGTATCATAAAGACGGTAGTCAGATAGTAGAGATATTGTTACCTAAATGGATGGTAAAGGCTTATAATACTTATGATGCAGAAGGTAATCTAATTAAAGAAGTTACTCTTAAAGATTTACAGTCTGCTGGACTCGATACTATGATTGGTTATCGTATTCCAACAGAAGGTAAACAATCAGTAGCAGTAATGAAAGTTGTAGGTTTATTAGATGAATCTCAAGGTTCTACTATTGTTGTTCCTGATGAATGGGTATTACAGACTGGTGCTGACTTTGATATTGATAGTATCTATGGTATTTATCATGCTGCTTATTTTGATAAAGAAGGCAAACCTCATAAAGTAGAATATATTGATGGCGATAATGAAGTTAGTACTTATCGTAGATACATTGGTTATGTTAATTCTCTAATAGATAGAGAAACTCGTAAAGCTACTAGTTCTGAATTTACTAAAGAAGAATTTAAAGAAGCTCGTAAAGCTGCAATAGAAACTGTTCGTAAAGCTAATGAAGAATATGATAAATTCTTAACTGACCAAGTTAGAGATTTAATAGCCGAAACAGATGAAACATGGGCAGAACTTCCAAGAGAAGTAAAAGATAATCTTACTATTACTTTTAAATCAAAAGAATTAAAGTTTGGTGAAAGAGTAGATGCTATTGTAAGTAAGATGGATTTTTATGAGAATGAATATAAGAACAATGAAACTATTGCTAAATTTGCACAACAGTATCGTAATATTCAATCTATTATTAATGAACAAAGAGAATTTTATCAGAATGTAAAGGATAATGCTGAACAATTAGCTATTGATTATGCTGATGAAACTCGTAGAGCTAGATTAGAAGAAACTATTAATGCTAGAGCAGAAATAGTAGGAGCTATGTCTCTTGAAGAATTTAGCAAGCTAACAGTAGCTCAACAGAATACTCGTGATGCTCGTAACAATAAGATAGTAGATACATTTATTAAGATAATGAATCTACCAGTATCTATTGGTGAAAACTTATCTTCTAGTAACTTTGAAGATATTAAAGCTGCAAAAGCTAATATCTTTGAAGGTTTATCAGAGACTTATCGTAATATTAATTCAGTAATTGCTCAAAATTGGTATCGTGATGCTAATATGTCCGGTGCACGTCTTAAAGCTATTTCTGTTAATCGTGACAACTTCGCCTCTATTAGTAACAAAGCTAAAACTATTGTTGACGGTGCACACGGTGGTTTTAGGTTTACTTATACATATAGCACAGAGAAAGAAGCAAAAGACGCACAAAGTAAACTAAGAAAACGTTTTAGAGATGTAACTAGAAAAGGTAAAGAAGTAACAGTAGACCATAATCAGTTAGGTTGGAGTTATGATAATCTTAATATAGACAATCGTTTGATTACCCCTTATTCTTCTGAAACTACTGCTCTTATTCTTGACGGTGTAAAAGAAGGCGGTGTTCCTAATGTAGATTTATATACTTTTGATGTATATAAATCTATTGTAGATTGTGGTGCTAATTATGAAACATCTATTCTATTTATTAATCAACCAGTAATAACTGAACTTATTGCTAGACAAAATGCTAACGATAATGTATTTGGAGAAACTGGATTTAATCCTCTTATTGGATTAAGACGAGACATGTATATAAGATTAGCTAGAACTGTTGGTATTCCAGCTAATAGTATTACTAAAAAGACTCGTCTTAAAGATGTTAAGAAAATGCTTGAGAGCAGAGGAATAGAGATTAATGAAGATGAGCTTCTTGAAGAAGGAATAAAAGTAACTGAATTAAGAGAACATCTTAAAGATGATGTAGAAAGTACTAGTTATAATAATACTGATAATCTTATATATCAAATTAAAGCGTTAAGAGCATTTGAATATTTCAAAGAGATAGGCGACCAAATCAATTCTAATATGATGGTTATCACTAGTGATAAGTTTGGTGCTGGTAAATCTGCTAATGAAATAGATAATGTTATTAATCGTATTAATGATATTAAGGAGAATAATGTTGGTCGTATAAAAAAAGGTCAACCTGTTCTTAAAGCAGTTACAGAAGAAGGTAACAAGTATCTAATAGATGCTATTTATCCTAAGACTAATTTCAATACTATTAATGATATTAATCAGGATGAACTAGAATCTGTATATCCTTCTTTATATTATCAGTTAAAGTATAGTTGTATAGCTACTGAAAAGATTATTCGTGATAGTGAGATATTCAAAACTCAAACACCGCAATTCCGTGAATTAGTTAGTAAGTTTGGTATTCGTAATCTTCAAACTATTCAGCAGTTAGAGAGTTTCATTATTAATATGAGCCAAGCACAGTCTAACTTTGTTAATACTAACAGATTCATAACTAGAAGTGATAACGAGTTTATACCTAGCTATAATCTAAATCTTATTAGTAGTCAACAAGATACTCGTGCTAGATTATATGGATATACTGATATAGTAGGTAGCTTCGATATGTCTGATATGTCTGAAAAGAACGTAGAAGCATTTATGAAATTATCTCCTGCTAATAAAGTAGCATTAATTCAAAGATATACTTCTGATAATAATCTATTTAAGAACCTAAATGTTGAGTATAAAGGTCGTCGTAATAGTTATGATAGAATAACTATTGTTGATAGTACTATATCTACTGAATCTCAATATCAAATGTTCCGTAATGCTTGGCATAACAATAATCCGTTTATTAAACTTGCTACTATGGATTTGATAAGATATTCTATGGTAGTAGAAGGTTATAAGTTTAAAGGTGGTACAGTTAGTAAAATTATTCCTGTTGAATTATTATATGGACAAGATACTGGTATTGATTCTGATAATGGAGTTTCTTCAGCTACTAATATTATTAACGATTCAGATAGGACTATTAATAGCATGATTCAATATGGTAGTGAGATAGGAACTTATGAAAGAGCTAGCAATGATGCAGCTACTATTGAGAAGTTACGTGACTTATTCTTTAGAACTAATCCTAATAATCCTGATGTATTAGTATTTGAGAATAAGAAATATAAAGAATCTAATAAGATAACATTTAATAGATTAGGTGTTGGAAAACTTAGCTTTAAGGAAGCACAAGAACGTGGAATGATTACTGGTAGTGAGAATAACCGTAGGTATCGTCATTATGCTAAGACTAATGATAATAACAAAACTCTACGATTATATAAACTAGTATATTATAATGATACTGTTTATATGTTACCTACTAATCCATTAGAACAGAATGAAATTGGAGAAGTAAGCGTTAATCCTGATAATAATAGAATGTTTCTTCCATTAGATATATTAGAAGATGTTTCTATTAATCAGTATGATGCTGCTTTTATTAGTTCTGTAAATATTGGTATTACTTCTGATACTCGTAAGTTTATGGTTCTTCCTACTGTATTTGAAAGAGGAGCTGATACATTAATCGAAGAAGTATTTCCTAATAGTATTGTCTTGACTTCCCCCATAAAGGAGCAGCAAATTGATACTTCTCGTAAGTACATTGTGGCTATTACTGATAACAATATTCTATTAGAAACTATTGAATCTCTTGATGCTGCTGGTGTTCATGATTATGTTGTTGCTGCTCCTAATATGAACTATAATAATATTCGTAGGATTATTAATGAACGTAATAATGCAGATATTGCAGCTAAGAGATTACAAGCAGCTATGACTAAGTTAGATGCTAATGAAGTTCAACTTAGAAAGAAGAAACCAGATAATTCTGAATCTCCTTATTATGCTCAACTTAAAGCTAGCATTAATCAGACTATTAATGATGTCAATGTTAATGGTATTGGATTTGTTCCTGTTTTACAAACAGTAATAGATAATACTGGCTTTAGACCTAATGGATATTTTAGATATGAGAAAGAAGGTAATGTTTATATCGTTACTAACTTAGGACGTATAACTACTAAGTCAGTTAATCTTGCTCCTGATTATTCATATAGTAGAAAGACTATTATTAATAGTGTATCTCAACTAGAATTTCCTAGACGTAATGCTTTAACTCAAGTAGTTAAAGAAAATTCTAGATTAGATAAGTTCGCTAATAATAATATTATTAGAGTTCAGACAGAAGAGAACTTTATTAATGAAGATGTACTTGAATCAGCATTAGTAGATAATGATAGAGAAATTAACGAATATATTTCTCGTGTAATTGAAAGTGTTGAGAGAAGTAATGCTAACGTTGAAGAAGCAGCTCTTAATGACGCTTTCCGTTCATTTGCTGCTATTGATTTACGTTCTAATACAGCTACTAAGTTAAACGATAACTTACGTGAGCAAGCATTGAAAATTATTAATGGTTATACTAATAGACGTATTGATGATTTCTTATTTGATATTCATAATTTCTATACTACTTATGTTACTAATCCTGATGGTACTTATAAACTAGACGAAAATGGTAATAAGATAGTAATGGAGAAATGGGGTATAACTAATAAGAAGTTATTCGACCGTATGTTAGAAGATGAAACATTACGTACTCGTTATGAAATGTTCCTAGATAACATTAATAGATTTGTAGAAGATTATTCTATTATTGAAGCTATTCAACCTTATGATATTGACGAAGCTCATAGTGTAAGTGAGACAGAAGAAGAGATAGAAGGTCTACGTAGAACTAACGATATGCTTAAACAAATTAAAGATAAGTTTAAACGTATCAAAGACTTAGATAATGTAGTTAAACGTAGTACTAAGATGTACTTTGATAGTTATATTACTAGTCTTTCTAGTGACCCTCGTGTTCAATCTAATATGCTTAGTATTACAGAAGCATTTGAAGATGAGAACTTCTTCCAGTTTTGGCTAGCCGATAGTCAAGAGACACATATTCCAATAGTTCAGATAGTTCTAAAACAAATGATGAATCAGTTAAGAGCTAGTGAGATTAGTGCTCGTGATAAAAAGATAGCCTTTACTACCGCTATTTCAACGATTATCGAAGACGCAAAAAACAACGGTATAAACGTGTCTCTGAACGATATTTTGGACGAAAATGGCAACCTTTTGCTGCCGTATAATGAATCGTTCACCGACAAATTAAGGTCGCTAAAAGAGGCTGTAAAGCTGGCTCAAATTGACGACCCGAACGGTCGGGACGGGCTTATATATAAGAAAGCTAAAGACGAATTAGAGAAGTTCTTAATAGATAATGTAGAACGTGAGTATAATAAAAAATTCTATCAAGACTACTATAATATGAACCAAATACTTAATAAATATCCTCAAACTTATGTTAAGTTAATGAAGATATTACATGAGGAAGGAGATATATTAAGTACGATGATTGATAATGATTATAGTACTCTTACTGTTCAAAACGCAAGAAGACTTGAAGAGCTTAGACATGAGTTAGCAGAAATGCGAGCTACTATTGATATGGACGGTAATTATAAAGAGAATTATCAAGAAGCTAATGCTGTTAATAATTACTTATCACGTAGACGTCAGTTAAATAATAAGTATAAAGAAAGTAAACCTAAAGATGCTTTTACTATTCGTTATAAACAAGCTATTGAAGGTTTACAATATCCTGAAACTTCTGAAACTTATAGAGAATCAGTAGAATGGTTAAAGGCTAATACTGATTATAAGTTAAAAGGAGAGTTCTTAGATGAACTAAAGAAAGCCTATATGGATACTCGTCTAGGTAATCCTTTTGATAGTTTCGTTCGTACTATGGCTTATGGTAAGTATGATTCAGAAGGTGTTATTGATGGTACTAAATTTACAGATGTTCAAATAGCTAATCTAAAGAAACATCAGGAACAAATGTTTGCTGCTGCCGTTGGTCGTGTTAAGCCAAATGAACAGAAAGCTCAAGAATGGTTAGATAACCATGTTAGTTATATCAATACTGTTTATTATGAAGCTATGTATGTAGCTATGAATAAGATGGGTAAAGAAGTATTTGATAAATGGTATATTGATAACCATGTTGTTAATCCTATTACTAAAGAATATGAACCGTTGCCTATTTGGAGACAAATGGTAGTTAAGGATGAAGCTAACAACATGGAATATAGTGCTAAATACAAATGGTTAGAAACTAAAGTTAAAGAGAAGTATAAGAATCCTAACTACGATGAAGTTAAATTACAACCTTCTACTAATAAATATCGTAATGATAAGTATTATGGAATGAATAATTATCAGCAACAGTTATATAACGAAGTAGATTCTCTTCTTAATGAACTTGTTAAAGATAAACGTAGTCGTGCTTATATTAATCGTGGTTATTTACCTAATCAAGCTATTGAACAACCTAGTCAAGGTTTTGCTGACTATTGGCAAGATTTTAAACGTAGTCATGGTTGGTATAATACTCCTAATAAGTCTGATATAGAACTTAATCTATATAAGAGATTTAGTAATGCTCCTATGCTTCATAGTTTATCGGAAGTTAAGTTACTTCCTATTCGCGAACAACAAGAAGGAGAAACTAAAGAAGAATATCTAACTTATGTTCGTGAAACTCAAGCTAAGAATAATGAGTTACGTAAACAAAGAGCACAGGAGAATGCAGAACGTAATAATCCAAATGTTCTTGAAAGACTTAATTCATTTATAGATAGTATGTATAACTTTAATACTCGTAATGATATAGCTAGATTAGCTAAGATTACTAGTAATCAATTACGTAATATGGATATTATTAAGAGAAATCCTAATGATAAACTTATGGATAATAGATTACTTAGTAGAATTACTGGTAAACAAGAAATACGTACTACTAAGAGTGACGATTCAAATATAGTTAAACACTTCGAGAATCAAGTTCGTAAGTTAGTATTTAATGAATTTGAAATGGATGAAGGTACTCGTTCTAAAGTATCTCGTGTTATGCGTAATATGGTATCTAGTAAGTTTATGATGTTAAATATTACTGGTGGTATTGCTAACGTTCTATACGGTAAGACACAGATACAAATGGAAATGGCTGCCGGACAATTCTTTAAATACAAAGACTTCCGTAAAGGTGAAAACGAATGGATGCAGAATATAGGTAGTTATCTAGCAGATGCTTATAATGAAACTACTAATAACGAAACCAATGCTGTTATTAGATTATTCAATGTTATTGAATCCGATATGGTAACGGAACGTTATGGTAAAGGTAATAATCCGATGGGTAAACTAGAGAATCTATTATTTATCCAACAGACAGCAGGTGAACATTATATGCAGAACGCTACATTATTAGCTATGCTTCATTCTCATAGAGTAGTTAATGTCGATGGCAAGAATAAGATAATGTCATTTGAACAGTACGCTATGAATCTTAGAGAAGAAGCATTACTTAAAGTTCTTCGTAAGAATAGTCCTGAATTAGTTTCTAAGTATGAAACTTTTAAAGATAAAGTACTTGAATCTTATGTTGAGAAAGAACGTTATGTTAAGTTTAAAGCTGATATAATAACTGATTTCTTACGTTCGATTCCTAAAGAACTAAGACAAGAGTTTAAAACTACTTATAAGGAAGATACTAAAGAAGAACGAATTAAGTTTGAACAATATCCTTCATTTAGAGAAAGTCTTATATTGAAGAATGGTGTTGCTACTCTAAAGAAAGATAGCGGTCTTACTAATGATGATATTGCAGCTTTCCGTAATAAGGTTATATCAGTTAATCATCAGATACATGGTATCTATGATAAGATTGGTGCTAATCAGCTACAACAATCATGGTGGGGAGCTTTACTAATGCAGTTCCATAAACACTTAGTTCCTGGTTATCAAAAACGTTTTGGTTATCGTTTGGGTCACTTTGACGGTATATATAATGAAACTCGAGAATCTATTAGTAAAGGAACTTATGTTAGTTTAGGAGAGTTTATAGCAATGCCATTTAAGAAGTACTACGAACTTAATGATAGTAACGAACTTCAAGCTGTTCGTACTCTTCAAGGTATTGCTAAAGGTTATGCAGATTTTGTAGCTAATCTTACTACTTATTATAATATTCTTCCTGAATATGATAAAGCTAATATTCGTAGATGTTTGGGTGAATGGATAGCTATTACTAAAGCAGTAGCATTATTCGTAGTTGGTAAGTTAATGCTTGACGATGACGATGATTCTACGCAAGTAGCAGATTATATCTTATATAGTGCTGACCGTCTAATGTCTGAAACTATTCAGTATACTCCGTGGGGTATGATTAACGAAGGACAGAAATTATATAGTCAACCTGTTGCTGCGTTAAGTATCGCATCTGATAATCTTAAATTACTAGAGGCTTGTTGTAGTTATATAGTTACTGGTAATCCCGATGATTTATATTATAATTCAGGTACTTATTCAGGTGAGAATAAACTTAAAGTTAATATAATGAAACAGATACCATTACTTAATCAGATTAATAAACATCAAAGACTTGGTGCTAACAACAGTTACTATAAAGTTCGTAGTAGTCCGTTTAGTGGTCTAGGTCAAATTGTTGCTAATATGATTACTGATGAAGATGAAGAATAACTAACTACTTAATATTACAACTCATAGGAAAGCCCGAACTGCTCGTGAGAGTAATTCGGGCTAATTTTTATATTTTAAATTATTTAGGCGGTGTACAAATAACAGTAAACACATCAGGAGCATCAATAAGAAATATCTTACTAATATCTTTACGAGTAATATTATTATCTCTACAATAATTATCTAAAGCTTTTTCAACTTCTTCTTCGAGATAATACAATAAGACTATACTAGATTTATTTATAAGGTCTTTATATACACCTAACTTTTTAGTTTCAAACTTATTCATTGTCTTCTCTCCTATCAGTTATTATTATCGTATTATCTTCAATTCTTATATTAAACTTATTTCTGTATTCAGTTTGAATCATAGAGAACTTCATTGGACTAAATCTATAAATGTATCTATGATTAACAACATACTTATGTTTAATTTGAGTTTTATATAAAAGATTAAAATCAATAAGTCTATTAAGAGCTTTATATGCAGCTGGCTTACTAATACAACATGCAGACATTATATCTTCAATAGTTAACCTTATAACATTAGTTCCAGTATTTTCTCCGATACTGCATCCAAGATAACGTTGGATATATTCTACTAATTTCCTAGTAGGTTCGCCAATATCTTTACTAGTAATATCATCATAAAGTCTATCAGTAACAACTGTATAATATCCAAAAGAAATACCTAGAATCTTAATACTATCTCCGTCTTCTGTAATAGCATCAAGTTTTATAGATTTTCCCTCTGTAAAAGGTACTGGATATATACTAAGATAATCTAATCCTAAATTTCTAATTAGCCTGTTATTAGAACGAAGTTCAGCTCTATAAACAGACTTATCCTTTAAGTTTTTGTCCATATTTAAGAATTTACATTTGTCACTAAATATAACGAAATTATATAAAATACACAATAAATCGTAGAAAATTATATATCTAAATAAACAGAAAGTTAACTCGGAGAGAAAACAAGTTTAAGTAGATTACACTTAGTGACAACTTAAAATATTGATAATCAAAGAATTAAGTAGTATAATAAATATATTATATTATAGTCATTGTTGTTATTTTTTACATACTTTATTTGTCTCACTATATCCCGCTAGCCTAACGGCTAGCTTTCTTCCCCCATAAAGGAGCAGGTTTACCGATAATTCAGCTCCTTTATGGGGGATTTAGCGAGCTTTGCGAGCGTAGGCAAGTCCAGCAATACAATTATCCTTAATACGTTGGTTTTATCCAAGTACAGTTTAAAAAAAAGAACTATCAATAGTATTGCTACTATCAATAGTTCTAAGTTCATTTACTTTCTTTAATATCTTTCTTTGCTCTTGCATATCCTTTGATATAACCTTCAACAAAGCGATTAGTACATAATCTTCTCATATCTAAAGAACAAGGATTATAATCACACTTTCCACAATATCTACTTAATCCGTCTGATTGATATGCTTTTACTTTAACACTTACTTTTCTTACCATAATATAAAAAGAGTACTAGTATTTCTACCAGTACTCATAATGTATAACTAAAATGATTATTACTTATTCGTTCTTATACTTCTTCTCTACTTCTTGTAGTTTCAGATAGATATTATTACGAGCTTTAAGTTTTGGCAGACTAGCTGCATATCTCATAGCTTTACGAATTTGACTATGCATGAACTTCTTCTCCGACTTCATCTTTTATTTCTTCTTTTGGTTCAACATAAGGATTCCAAGTATTCATAAACTGATTAAGTTCAACTACGACTTTTTCTGCATTATAAACATCATTATCAGCACTGGGAGTTATATCTTCAAGAATAACATGAAGAGTATTACTACCGTTCTTATCTTGCATACGAGCCAAACTATTACATCTATATATCCTATATGGTATTTTAGGATTTACTACTTTAGATTTGTCTCCATAAGTTTCTATAGATAATACATTATTTAATTTAAGCATACTTTTAGTTTAAATAATTATTTAGAATTAATACCGTATTTAGCCCATTGAAGAACAAAACCAAGATGTGCCCAAAGGTCATTAACAACTTCTTCCATAGCATATTGTTTGCCAAGTTTTTTGCTGTAATTCTTTGGGTCAACACAAGAAGAATGACGAACTGTATCAAAGCCAGTAAGAGTATGAGCATTAACAACAGTAGTTTTTTCACCAACTGTCATTACTTCTACATCAGTAATAAAGTTTTCAACATCTTCTTTTAGAATCTTAGTACCATCGTTATTCTCTGAAAGAGGATAATAAGCAGCATCAGCTACATCTTTTGGTGTCCAACTCTTATATCCGTCAGGATAAGTAACTTCATAACCTTTTTCTTCAAAAGAATGATTACCAATTCTATGACCTTTGTCATTAGCTTCTCTTGCAGTCATTGGTTGAAGTTCAACCATTTTAATTCCAATTGCTTTCATAATTTAATTGTTTATTGTTTAAAATTAATAATTAGTTTATTTTCCAGTACTACCAAATCCTTCTGTACCTCTTTTAGTAGTACCAAGTTCTTCGAGAGTTTCAACTTCATCCCAAGTAATCTTTTCACGACGACGAACAAGAAGTTGACAAACACGGTCTCCTTTTTTATAAGGAAATACTTCTCTTTTATTTAATTTATCAAAGTCTTGTCTTGCATAAGTAATAGAATTAAAAGCATCATTATCGATACGTTTTACAATATTATTAAAAGCATTCCCGAAATTACTAATGATTCTAATTAATTGATGAGAAGTACGATTCTTAAAGATAACAAGAAGTTCTCCTCTATAACCCCAATCAAGAGTACCAGGATTATTAGGCATATAAAAATCTGTTTTAGTATTGCTACTACGAGGACGAAGTTCCATTTCATATTCATCAGGAAGAGCAAAATGTAATCCTGTATGAATAATAAATCTATCTTTGTCTGCATCATATTCTATACTCTTAGCATAGACATCACAACAGGCATCGCCTTCTTTACCATAAGTAGGTAATGGAACAGATTTATCTTCACGCCAAACTTTAATATTAACATTATCAATGTCTTGTTCTAGTTTTTGATGAAGTTCATCTTGTGTTAATAAACCAGTATTAAACTCAATAATAGCATTAGCTATTGCTTTACTTAATTTACTCATTATAATTATTGTTTTTAAATTTATGATAAGGACAATCAGTTGGAATACTAGGTCTTCTATAACAAGAAGTAATAATAGTATCACTACTTCTTTCTAAGCACGTATAATGTTTATAAAAACAACCTTTTTCTCTCTTTACTAAATGAATACAGTTACCACAAGTTCTGACTTTATTCTTCTTTTCCATATAGATACTTTAATAAATGAACAAACCTGATTATAAATATTACAAATAGAGCGTGACCTAATATCGGAATAAAAAATAAAGCACAATTAAGAGTAACTGTACTTATTACTTCATCATCTAGTCTTTCCTTAGTAATCTTTAGTGCTATCCAAGTTATTATAATCTGAATAAAACATTCTATAACAGGGACATCTAATAAGATTGTTTTTAACACGGTTTCTAACTCCATTCTTTACCACAATTAATACACTTAAAAGCAATTGGGTCATTTTCCTCTTCCCGTGGAACTTCTTCTAGTCTAGCACCACAATTAGGACAACGTGGAACAGTAAATAACCAAATTAGTTTCTTAATAAAATTCTTTATTCCCATACACTAGCCAAAACATAATTAAGAGCTTTAAGACTAGTATTATAGTCACCCTCAAATACAGTATTCTTTAAACGAAGCTCTTCTGTCTTATAGTCTTTGACATTAGAGAAGTAACCAGTAACGGCATTATAAGCACCATAAGCAGTACCTGCTATCTGTCTTTGTCCAACACCTTCTTGATAATACTCGAAAGTATCACAAAGAGTATTTAGTTTCTGCATAGATATTTCAGCAGCTTCAAAAGCAGAATTGTTTCTTCGGAATAAACCGTTATATAGATTCAATTCATCTACTCTTTCAAATTCTTCCCCTGTAAGGAAAGTTGCCGACAGATACTTCTTTACTTCTTCATCCGATACTTTTGTCTTAAACAACACTTTGTACATATCTTCTTCCTCCTCTATCTTACGTTCAGTAAGACCGAGTATTTCAGGAACAGTAAGTATCTTAGTATTAACACCTCTATTATGTCTAAAAGATATATAGCTTTCAGCAGATATTTTAGCAGAATGAAGAGCGTTCATACAAATAACTCTTACAGGAGTAATCATCATTTGTACAGCACTACCGCCATCATGGCTATTAGTAAAGACAAAGTAATGTTGAATAGTATCATTAACACCACCAATATTAATATCCTTGTCAAAACTAGCTGACATGAATATCTTTTGTCCATAACCAAAGTAACCTGCTCTATCAAGTTTAACTCTACCACCAAGAGCATCATCGAAGAATCCGAAAGCCATTTGATTTTGTACTACTTCATAACGAGACTTTACTTTCCCAAGAGGAATATTAGAATCTGTACGATAAGTTGCAAATTCACCAGGAACATCAACAAATTCAAACCCATTAACTACATTAGGAAATATAGAACCGTCACGACTAGTACCATTATCGTGTGCTGGCATTTTAGCAGATAGCTGACATTTAGCAACTGTATAATCGAGTTTAGCTTTTACAATAGCTTCTTCTGTTGTCTTACAATCGCTAACATCTATACCTATTTTACCTCTCCAAGCAATTCCTTTTGCTTTGAATTTACTTCTATAACTTGAATCTCTAAAGTTAAATTCCATAATTATATGTATTTACTGATTTCTATCATAGCTTGTTCACGAGTACATCCAAAGGCATTCATTATTCTTTGAATAAGTTCTTCTACCCAATCTTCTACTTCAAACATATTACTTAATTATTAATGATGTATTACTTTCTTGTTTAGCAATAGTAAGGTCAGCATCCATACTCAAATTAGCTGCGATAATAGACTTACTAGTACAAGACTTAAATTCTACCTTATGAGGATTTTGTCCAATCCATTGAGCAAGATTAAAGTTAGTAACATTTGCAAGTTCTGATAGACGAATATGAATTGATATTTCAGTATCAATAGAGAACACATCGTCAACAGTAACATCTACAAATGAAGATTGTTCAGATTCCTGCTCCTCTATGGGGGAACTTTCAGCTTTCATGTGAGCACTGATAATACGAGATAGATACTCAATACTAAGACTTTCCTTAATTTCAGTACTTGCTAGATATTCAGTAACTATATCCATAAAATGTCTGATAATATCAGCAATACGAACATCGTCCAACTTAGTAACAGTAGTATTACGAGAATAGACTTTATAAGTACTACCTTCAATTACTTTATTACCGGACTTGCCCGTAGAACCAAACATTATAACTGCTTCGAGAACTGCATCTTTAAGACGTTCAAGAGTATTATTTCTTGTTTTCTTAATTTGGTTAACACGAGCAACTTCGTCACTACATTCTTTAACGTCACACTGATAACGTTTAATTACTTGAAGATAGTCTCCAATCTTGTCTTTAAGATTATCTTCTGTAATACCTAGTTTAGCAACAATTTCTTCTGTTGCTTCACCTTCTTCGAGTTGCAAGATAATATCCTGCAACTCTGCTTTAATACTAAATAAACTACTTCCCATTATGTCTTAATTTAAAATAAGGTTTATCTTTAGTAGAATAACACATATAACTAATAGGACAATCCATAGTTCCCCATCTTTCACAATCATGGCATCTAGGAGAATTATCCTTTTTAATTAGTTTTAATAGTCTATTTACTAACTTCTTTAGAACTTTCATTTTCAAATGTATTTATTGGATATTTACTTTTAGTTTCAAGAATAGTTCCATCAACAATAGTATCTCTTCTTTTAATAGCTCTAATACGAACTTTCCTATGATATGCAACTTCTTTAAGATTACTTCCAAATTGATTAATTAATCTTTTATTTTTATAAATAGCTACATAAAGACTCACTTGATATTGTTGAGTAACTATCTCAACTTTACCAAGTTCTTTATTATTTATTACTGTTATCATATTCTTCTTTGATTAACTTATTTTGTTCAGATATAGCTTTCATAATAAGCTCGCGAGAATCCCAAAGACTTTCAGCACCAACACTTAGATAATAATGTTCAAGTACTTGTTCATTAGACATATTTTGAAAGTCTACAATATGAGGACAAGCTATTATAGCTTCATTAAATTTCCTAGTAACATCATTCAATAGATTATATAGTTTACTACGAATAACTACATTATCTGTATTATTCTGTCTTATTCTAGCAATAAGAGCAGGAATTATCTCACTATTACGCATTATCTAATGATTTAATATATTTAATAGCTTCATCACGAGAATCACACAGTTTATCTAATTCAGTACTACGCTTCCAACCATCTCCTTCATTAGTAATAACAGTAACACCATACTTACCTTTGAAGGTTATACCATTAACTTCTCTATTATAGAGTCCATGTTGATTATCTTTTTCAGAACAACTTAGCTCTATAATATGATTACCAACAGTATGATAACTATCAATAATAGGAGTAAAGAAATTAGTTCCTTTAATGACACTTTGAAAGATTTTAGCTCTATCCATACTATTTGCTTAATAATTCGTCAAGATAAGAATCTAAGTTTTCAATAATCATATCCAGACAATCTAATTGTTTCTTAAATAGCATCAGCTTGAAGTTACCAATATAATTATCTGTTCTACGAGTATAAGAAAGCTTACAATCTTCGTAATTGCTGTTAGCCTCTATACGAGTACTTTTTAACTAATTAATAAGATTAGTAAGAATGAATACTTGTTTCTTCTTATCTTTCTTACTTATTTCGGCTATAATATCTAAAACACTTTTTATTTCATTTTCCATACTTACTTCCAGTTTGATTTCTACACCATTCAATATTAGTATAATGATTATTAGCACTGTTACCGTCTTTATACCTAACATATTTATATGCATTAGGTTTAGGATTAGTAACAAATGCTTTAGCAACGAGAGTAGCTATAAATAGCTTAGCACTATTACCATTGTGAAACAATGTGACATGAGGTCTTTCACAACCTTTTCCACGATACCATTTAAGATAACGTTTACGATTATCAGACCAAACTCTTCCGTCTTCTCCTATACAATAATTAGGAAAATTAGGAATAGTAACGAATCTGACTATGTTTTTAACTTCTTCCATACTTTTTATTTAAATAACGTGCACGACGTTTAGCTTCTTCGTAGGAATAAACTTTCCTATGCTTAATAATATGATTAAACAAATCAAGAGGGGCATAAACACCAGCAGTCCTTTCAATCTTACCGTTAAGATAATTGTCGATTTTCTTAGATAGTTCTTCACGAGTTATTACGATATATAAGAACTTGATAACATTACGATATGCAATATTATCGTCAGGTTGTTTAACAACTATGTATTTAGCTTTTATTTGCTTCTTCTCCATTACTTCATTTACAAATATAATCAATCTTATTATCAGAGCAAAGAAAATCTTACTGTTTTTCAGCATACGCAGAGAGCGATTCTAAGGCTCACTGTTAAACGCAATGCAAAAATAATATAGTTGTTCAGGTAAGTATAGTAAATCGTACAGAGACGAAATATCGGGTATTCTCGTTGATTTCCCCCATAAAGAAGTGTCGTTACTGTATACTTCCGACAGTCCTCTTTGAGTATAAGCTAACGATTTATCTCACAATCAGAGTATATAATAGAAACACTAACTTTACAAGGGAATAACAAAAAGCCCTACTGCCAATCTCTCGACTAACAATAGGGCAAGGTATCAAACCATGACTTACTTTAACAACTTATATACTATAAGGGTATCATCCTCTTCTTCTTTTTCTAACTTAACGTTAGTATCAGATGTAACACGAAGGCTTCGTATTATATCAGAAGCATTAACAGAATAATAACCATAATCTGAAACAGATACATTTCGGCATTGACCTTGAACATCTTCTGTAAGAAAACCTAGATATATTGATTCTTGTCCTTCCACTGGGTTGAACTTAACCATTAATAACATCTTTAGTTTATCTTTCAGATGTATATCTTTTATTATCAGTTTCTTCTTCTTATAGTCTATATAAGATTTATTATAATTAACTTTCTTCTTCGATATTATTTGGTAATCCAGTAGGCTCATTATTAAGTATTTTTAAAACATTCCCATGACTCGGGACATTCTTCACTCCTGACCTACATCTATATTCGACAAACGCTGTCTTACCAATAAGTTTATCTTTATTAAGAAGATAACTTTCACGAGTAGAAGCATCACCAATCGGCATACATTCAAAGGTTTCACCATTAACATCATTACGAAGAACGAATTTACTAAACTTAGGTCGTTTAGCTCCTTCGGGAATAACATCAATAATCTTGAATTTACCATCTAGTATTGGTTTACTTTTGTACATAGTAGAATTACGTTTGCCAAATTGATATGTAGCATAAGGATTACGAAGAATAGCTCCCTCGAACTTAGCTTCAACAAAGAGGTCTCGATATTTAATAATATCTTCATCTCCATTAAGATTATCGTAAGTATGAATAAGTACGAAACGTTTCTTATTATTCATGTGATAATCAAGAATAGCTTTAGCATTAACGTAATTAGGCATCTTAAACTTACCAAACTCTGACTTCAATAATGATATACGACTAGTTTGAATCATATCATCAATAGCTAAGTCGTAACACCAAAATTGAAGAAAGCGATTATATGGACTCTTAAGATTCTCGGCAGCACTTAGAATATCATTTAGTTCAAGACCGGGAATATATAACTCTCCATCTAATACTAAATTATCTTCTAACATACGATTGAACTGTCTGTCTGTAAGTACTTCATTCAGTATTACATTCTCTAATACTGGACACTTATATTCAAGTCCTTTACGACTACGAAATACAAGTCCTTTAGTTTTAAAGAATCCTTCACCACGCATAACAGCAGATATATTACAACGAACACCATTAATCTTCATTTGAGCTAATAGTCCCTGTTCGTTATTATATTCATATATCTTAGCTAACATAGGAAGAACAAAACCTTCATTATTAGTATTGTACTTAGGAAGATAACAATCAAGATAATTAAATAAATCATCTTCATTTGTTATTTCAGCAGGAGTATTATCATATAATTCTCCTAATTCAGTACCACCTTCTCTACGTTTAGCAGCAACAATAGTTTTCCATTCTTTCTCAACACCTCTAGGCGGAATATATTCAGATGTAGTACCTGTCTTACCAACAATACCATACTTTAGAATTATTTTATGACCTAGTATTTCTGCTGACCAAAAGATAGGTTTACCTTGTGCATTACGCTTATAAAGAGTAATACTTTTCGATTCACTCATACTTCTTCAATTTTATATTTATTAGGTTGTTCATGCATAAGACCAATAGCAACTTCTCTATCTATTATCATAGACTTATTAGTATCTATAACAATAATCCTAACTTTAGGATTAGGAGAGGAAGATGTAACAGATTTCCGCTCCTTTATGGGGGAAGGTTTGGTAATCCGTTTACTAGTCTTATTAGTTCCCCTTTTCTTTTCGTAAACAATAGGAGGATTAACTTCTTCATATTTAAGATTAGATTCATGAATCTTTTCAAGAGATTCTTTATCGTAACCTATATATATAAGAGCTGCCATTATCCATCTATATCTAAAATGAATAGTTTGAATATAAGGATAATTAGGTAAATCTAATTCATGAAGATAACTAGCAATAGTATTGGAAGTACCATTAACTTTAAGATTGTGTTGAATCATCCTTATATCAGAAGCATCTAACTGATAACTAAACGGATTTACGTTGTTTAACTTCATTTGCTGTAAGTCTTACAATTATATACTTTTTAGGTTTACCTATTCTCGCATGATAGAACTTGAAACACTTTAGATAATCAGTACTTTCAGTCCACTGTATAAAGTTTCCTTTAGATACAGATGTATTAGTTTCATAATTAAACTCTCTTGGAATCTTATGACTACTATACATATCTTTATCTAAGTAATTCTTAATGATAGCTAAGTGTTCAGGATTATCAAACTCAAAGTTACCATAAATCTTTATCTTAGAAAAGTCAATTGGTGTACCGTCAGAAAGAGAGATACGAATTAAAGTATTAGGATTATCAATCATTTGTTGTCTGACATCATCAAGATACTTCTCTTCTTCATCTGTTAAAGGATACATAAAATAATAGCTATAAACATTTCCGCTATTACCGAAACTGTTTATAGCTATTCTCTTTAATGGAGCAAATGAATTAAAATCAATTACTCTACGTTCTTCTTGTGCCTTTGGAAATGACACATCTTCTTCTTCTCTACTCATATTCAAATAATGATTCAGTTTGTTCTATAAACGAATTAATAGTTTCTCTTGAATACATACTAACTAACTCCGAGAAATCTTTAGCACCATAACTTCTTGGAATAACAATAGCTATAATACCATATTCTTTTCGTAACCTACGAGCACCACGTACACCTGTCAGGTCATTGTCAAAAAAAGAAATAAGTATTCCATTGTCGTTTAGCTTAGATTGAAGCCAGTTATATTCGTAATCTTTGAGAACATAACTCTCCGAAGTAACATTAATTACTCCTATTTGAGACTCTGACAAATTCCCCCGTAAAGGATAGGAATGTAACCAGTAACTTAATGCTAGATTGTCCTTATATGATTTAGTAATAATAATTATATCATATTTAGACTTATCAAGATTAAGTATTCCAACAAGACCATTATGATTAGTTATAAACTTGATTTCTCCCTTACTTCTATCTCGAAGAGGAAAATAACATTCGATATTATAAATACCGTTACTATCAAGTCCGGTAACATAAGCATAACAAGGGTCTGATTCCTTATATGTATATTTAGGACTAGGTTGACAATACCTATTAATATACATTTGGTCAACAGGATAGACAAAATGAGTATTAAGCCAATGTAGACTAACTCCCCATTGTCCCCAAATATTCTTATCGTTATTAGTCCAAGTTCTAGTAGCTATTTCAATAATTGGTTTACTAGCTTTGATTTTAGATATTACTTGTTTAAGTAAGATTTCATTTTCTTCATCTACTTCTCCATCATATATTATCTTACGGAAAGTATAAGCTATATGCTTTAATATATAATAGAAATCTGCCTTATTAGCAACATTTATATGACGACCAGTTTTAAAACTTAGTACATAAGCTACTAGGTCGAAACAATCACCAAAGAAAGAACCATTAAAATCACGAGCTTTTAGCTTATGTTTATTATTGAAAGCAAAACCAAATGTTGGATGATTATCAACACGTAAAGGAGAGCAAATAAGTTCATTATTTTCTACACAATTATTAACTACGGATATAGGTATACCCATATATTTAGCCATAATCATTTCTTGACTAACTTTAGATAATATAAACTCTTTTGTTAAGTCTTGTCTTATTCCTCTACGCATAGTATAACTAGATAAAATAAGCCTAGCTTTTACACTAGGCTTATAACATTATTAACGAAATATATTTGGATTACTTAGAATGGAAGTCCACCATTATCTTCTGTTTCAGGAGCAAAAGCAGAACTTTCAGTAGAAACAAATCCACCTGCTACACCACCTGCAAAACCACCCATAGGCATACTCGGATTAACAATTCCTGCACCCATAGGAATACCACCAATACCGGCAGCAGTTCCAAGATTAGGAGCTTTTCTTTGTTTAGATTGTACACCTTCCATTGGAGCAATACGTTCTTTAGTAATGTCAAACATAAGACTTGGTTCTTTGAAATGATTGGCATCAATCATGAACTGTTCTTCAAAGATTCCTTGACCTACAATATTTGGGAATACCAAATCGCCTTCTTCTGAACCTTGACCGGAGAAAGCCCAATCACCTTTGTTCTTATAATAACGATTAAGTCTGAACCAGAATTGTCTAGGTTTACCTGTCTTATCGAGTAATGCAGATTTACCATTTTCTCCACCTGTTTCAACAAGTTTAACTACATTGTCAAACAGAACTCCCCAAGCCTTGATAACATCTTCTACTTCAACTGGTTCATACTGACCATTATCGTCATAATCAACATAACCAAGTTCGAGCATTTCAGATTCTTCATCAGTCATTTCACGACCTTTGAATACAACCACATCAAGGAAGTGTTTTATCCAAGCAAAGTCCATATTAATAAACTTCTCTTTAGCACCGCCAGGAATATAGTCAACATTACTTTCATAGGGCCAAAATGTCTTACTAGCAACACGAACATCAGCAGGATTAGTATGAAGAGAAGTAGCTTCAATAACAAGCTGTGGAATAGCTTTTCCTGCAAATGCTGGACGCATATTGTTATCTTCCTTCATAGTTACCCAAGCAACACGAGCATGAAGATGTCCAACAAATAACCAAAGATTATTAATAGCATCTTTATGAGAGAATTTCTTACGAGCAGTAGTTCTTGTCTCATTACTAATACCTCTGCGACGCTTTTTAGTTGCAGTAGTTGCAGCATTATTAGCTGATTGATTAACTACTGGTTCTTCTACTTTAGCACTTTCTTTTTTTTGAGTACTCATAAAATTTGTTTTTATAAAGATTAATACTAACAACAACAAGTTGTACAGGCTTGTTGTTTATTGCAAAGTTTCCAAATATAATAATTTTTTAAATCATAGCCAAATAAAAAAGAGCTAAATTCAATTAAGAATTTAGCTCTTTATAATCTAGCTTTTATCTAACCGGAAGAAGTTCTTATTTAGAAGATTGACGAGCAATCGGTTCTTCATCGGCTTTGAAAGAAATCTTATAAGCGTTAACTTCAACAGTTTCTTTTTCATCACCAATAACTTTACCAGTTTCAACAGCAACTACGAACGGTTCGTTCAAGTTAACTTCAAATACACGGTTAAACTTCTCTGCTTCGTCACCGAGATTTTCTTTCAATTCCGACCACATTGAAGAATCGGAGAAAGTCAATGGCAAACCAAGACCAGTAAGATTGGAAGAAGTAGAAGTACGAGCACCAGAGTAAGCACGAGTAGTAGGATTGTAGTCATCAATAGTAACTTCTTCTACTGACTTACCAACTTCTTCTGCGATTCTTTCTTTGTTAAGTTCAAATGCAGCCGCTTTCTGTTCAGCAGTCATACGAACACCTGCAAGTTTGATTTCTCCGTTCTTCTCGAACAAAGGTACACCTTTACAGATACCATATTCACCGAAGTTCTGAATAAGAGCAGCACGAGCAGCTTCTGTACCAAACTCAACATTGTTCTCTTTGCACCATGCCATTACTTCGGCATCACGTTCAGCAATAGCTGCATCAATATCAGCAATATTACTAACAAACTGTACGTTATCACCGGGAACAAGACCCATGATACGAGTTACTGCACCTGCCAAGCTAAACTTAGCTTTAGTACTGTTAGCAGTCAATGTAGGTTCGTTACTAGCTTGCATTACTCTCTTACCGCTTTGTACGGCTGACATTCCAAATTGAAGTCCCATAGTTGTAAAAATTTAAATGATTAATAATTATTAATATTAGGCTTAAAGCCTATTGTTATCTTAGTTTTTGTCTTATTTCGTATCTATTGATTAGTAATAGTTAGACTTCTATCACTATCAAATCTCTACAATATCAGCATCACTGATATTCATATTGTTTACTATCTTAGCTTCTGTTGTTTCCATACAACCAAGTATAACATCAGCAGCTATATCACGAGCAGCTAGTGTAAACGCTCTATGTCCAATAAGAGTTCTCATATATTTAGTATATGTATCTTTACTAGCAAGTCCAGCAGTTACAGCGTCACTATAACTAAAATGTCCTATACTAGTAATAACTCTGTTATCTACTACACGAGTAAGTTTATATTCAGTAATATAATCACAAGGAACATTAGGTATTCGGAAGATTGGAACTAATCCTTTAGCTGCAAAATCTTTAGCTTGTTGTTGATTAGCTGCAACTCCGAACTTATTATTTAACTGATATTCCTTATATATAGTACCATTATAATCTTGATAATTTCTAACTGGATAAATACCAATTTCATCATTATCAGAACTAGCATTAAATTCATCAGCTTCTTTCTTGCTTTTGAATCTCCTACAATACTCTGGTATCTTACTATCAATATAAACATTATTACCGTCTGTATATTCATACAGAGCTATATAATCTTTAGTGCATTCCCATGTTATAGCTGCCTTCAATAATAACGCTTTAATTAAGTGAACGTCTAATGTAGTTTTACCATTAATAACTCCTAGGTGTTCAATACAACTAGTAAATGGTAAACCTAGTTCTTTAGCACGACTATATATTGCAAGACCATCTTGAATAGTCTTAATACCGCACTTATCACTAGACATTACTGATTTCAGATACAACTCTAACTTACTCCTATCATCGGGATTGTAAATGTCTAGGGTATTCAGAGCAGAAGCCATAATCATACTATTATTAGTAGGTTTTGCTTTTGGTTCTGTCTTAGCTAGAGTTTTTTCATTCTCTGTCTTTACTTCTTCCATTATTTCAAAGGTCTCTTATTGATTACTCTACAAAGATACTAATTTCTTTTATAACTCCAAAGATTAGCATCTATTATTCTCCTATTATGAAATCATTTTCACTATCTTTAACTATTTCATAGTCCCTGCCTCCTTTCGTTTCTGCTAGCTTCTTTTCTTCGTTCGTACCTTTACAGTATATCTTATATATTATATTAGGTACAGAACTAAAAGATAGATTAGGTATTCGATATTTTAAGTCTCGTATTGAGCTGCAAAGAGGTGAAGTGAAAATCACTATATCTACAACTCCTATAAAGCTCGTATCAATAGAATTATTTGCCGACAGTACTTTCATATAGTCGTCATTAAATAGCTCCAAATTTCGCGTTCTCTGCGCTCTTGCCTGCATGATTACTGGTTGTCCGATTTTAGCTCCTGTTTTATATACTTTCGGTTTACCTCTCTTATCATAAGCCTGTATTCCTTCCATATCGTTATGATAGTTTCCGCAATAGTCATATTGTAGAATACTCATTCCAGTTTGGAATATTTCACCATTAGTCATAATAGATTTACCTTCGTATTTTATATTAGCATTTAGGTACTCTGTTATCTTACCAGCAAACACTCCATTCTTTGAAATAATAAGTATTCTTTTGCCTATATTTTCCTTAACTATATCAAGTATTACATCTAGCTTAACAATATTATCAGTAACTACCTTAGTACGTTCTCTAATAATATTATAAGTTTGAGTAACTCTCTCAACTAAAGCACTAGGATTATATAATTCATCAATCTTACGACACATTGCATCGGTCATATCCATTTTAGCAGACCAACCATTACTCTCCGCTACTTGTAATCTACAAGTTTCAGCAGCAATATTAAGTCTAGTATTACCAACACGACATTCTTCTAACTTTTCAAAAGTACCAAATATAGTAATACTTTCATTAATATATTGGCTGCATTTATCATAATAGATTCTATCAGCATCAGTTAGAATAACACCCTTTTGGTACTCCTTTATGGGGGAATGAATAGAACGATTAATTAAGTGGGCATAATTAATTTCATATACTTTAGGAGCATACTTATACATAAGTACAGCATTGTCAGCAACACTATCAATAGCATTAGTAGCAAGTAGTTTAAACTTAAAATAGTTACCACTATATTTCTCTGCAATCTTTCTGAACTTCTTTACATTAATAGTAATAAGTACATCTTTATGACTACTAGGACTAGGTTTATACGGAGAACGCTCAACATAATCACGAGTGAGTATAAGACATCGCTTATCAGTTATTAATTGTTTATGAATCTCTTTAAATTCAGAAGTATTATCAAGATAATAATTAATGTTAGCCCTATCTTCCATAGTCTCTGTTATAATAAGAGACGTTAAATCAGGAGTTTTAGCTACCATTTTATCTAACACCATTGTAACAAAGTTCATTACACTTAGTGGTTCGGATAGAATAACACTACCCACGCCTTTGTTAGCAGACCATTTATTAGCAGCTTCATTATAAATATCGGTTACATCGTTCATAATACAAGTTGTTCTTTATAATGTTTAGGATTAACAAGAACATAACTATGATTAAGAGGACTATTTAATAGAATGATATTGCTATCTATTGAAAAGTCAGAACCATAATTATCAGTAAAAGAAATGATTAAATATTCTAATATAGTATTATATCCTATTATCATTCCTTTAACTTTATCCAATATAATCTCTTTTCCAAGATTATTTATACATATCTTTTCTATATCCATTTTATTAATCAAATAATGTATTTCTCATTCCATAATATTTCTTTACTAAACGTTTACCTTTACCTTTATTATTACGACTTTGCTCTATTGGTTCTATAATAGCCATAGCTTCATTATAATAATATAAGTAATTAACATTTAATTCAGATATATCAGTATCATCAACAGTATTACATATAGAAACACGTTGACCTGCACATAGAGAACTTTTCTTAACTTGTTCTTCGTTACGCTCATTCCAGCCCATACTCTCAACTTTCATCAATGTTCCCCCCGTAGAGGAGATGTAAAACCTTGTATTCCTCTGCACTACATCTGTTCTTATCTTTCCGTCTACAACGTGAGTAAACTCTAGTCTATACTTATGATTAACATTTTGAGTACGACAGAAATCAAGAATAGATTTAGCATTACGAAGAGTTTCCATAACAGGAGTACCGTTAATAAAGTATTCAGTAACACATTTAGCTACAATAGGAGAATTATATCCTTTAGATAAATCCTCTAAGAACATCTTAGGATTCATTCTACCTTTGAATTTTCTACCATTATTAGGTTTTACAGTAAGATAACTATTTACTCCTTCTGTAACATACTTAGTATATGGAGTAAATTCACCTGTCAATCCAACTACTTTCTCCCATTCGTGACAAATATTACAATATAATTCAAACTTATTTTTTGGTATTATAGAAACAATACCGTCAGTATTAGCACTTATTATATGAATGCCTGCAAGTTCAAGTTTTTCTATCAACATTAATAGAAACAATTGACCATTAATAGTTACTTGATACATTGCTTTTTTATCACATAAGAACGATTGCTCACTTCCCATTTTACCAAATATACCAGCATTTGCTACAATCTTTAGACAGGCAGCAGCAGTAGCATGTTTATCTCTCTCTATAACATCGAGAGATTTATCTTTAGCTAAATGTTTATGTTCTAGTCGTTCATCGACAATAGTATCAGCTATACGAAACCATGCTTTAGGAAGTAGATGTTTCTGACATACTTTAAGACTTCTAATAATATTAGGATACATTGAATTAATATCAAAGTCACAAATATATATATCAGAAGTACTAACTCCAACAGCACCATTACTATCATAAGGATTGCCAACAGTAATATCAATAGCACCTGAATAATCAGCAGAACTATGGTAAATGTTTGGAATCTCGTTTGAATGTAAACCACCTGTTGCGATAGTGTATGACGTGCCCATAAAGGTAAATTCTCGGTCAAATTCGCCCTTTTCTCCACGTAAGGTAAGGGAACGTATGTCTGACAAAATATCGTTCAATTCAGGCGTTGAAAATGCGATTTTGTCTGACAAAATTTCGGAAACTACGATTTTCCTACGTATTGTCTTAGTATCAATGAAGGCTTTAGGATGTAGACCAGTAAACTTACTATATAGTTTAACAATAACTTTATCAGCTATTGTACTTCTACTAGCAGAATATACATCTACCTTATATTCTTCACTAATACGATACCTTAAAAGAACTTCTTCCTGATTCATTCTGATTAGCTCGGCAACAATATATACATCATTGTCATTATAATCAGCCATTTCATTAAGATATTCTTTAGGAATAAATCGCTCAAATACATTACGATAATGAATATTAAGTTCTCTATCAGTCATTCCCTTTGCTTCGGGTAATCTCTCGTGATAATAATGTCTATCTAAATCACCAATAGGTGGCATAGTATACTCTTTTAGATTATACCATTTAATATTAATAGAAGTCTGTTTAAGACTTTTATGATAATGGTCTAGCCTAAATATTTGGAACAAATCTAAATCCCTAAATGCAACGTTATTACGAAGTATAAGAGAAGTAAAATTATCAGTCCAAAGAGTATCATTATTAGAACTACGAATAACTCTCTGTGATGTTTCATATAAGAATGTGATTAACTTACTAGGCTTATCAAATTGATTATAATACATGAGCAATGCACTCAACATTAAGCGGTCGTAACGCCTGTTGTTATACCCAAAGTAATCAGCTTTGTTTTGAAGAAAGGAAAGTAAACTAAATAAGTCTTTATCGTCATCTTCGTATAATACAAATCTAACTTTCTTTATCTTATCTAATCTAGCTTTTAATTCACTAACTTTTAAACAATCTATTATAGGAATGGCTTTACCTTCATTATCTACACAATCTGAAAAAGTACGTAAATATTCTCTTAATGAAACAAAAACAACAGAGAAATAGTTTCTAGTTACCTCAACATCATAAACAAGAGACATCATAGTTATAATATTATATAATCATTATTACCAAGTTTATCTATCTCTTCTTTATTAGCTAATCTAAACTTATATCCATAAGAATAATTTTGTTTATTAGCAACACATCTTTGAATAGAAGCAAATTCAAATCTATTAACTTTAGAAGCCATTAAAAATACCTCTATAAATACCGATAAGATTATTATCTTTATCTAATTGAGATATTATGTAAGCTACTTTATCTCTCCTTCTTTTAATCCTATCTCCATATAGATTATTGTATAGAACTGTACACCATTCAAGATTATCTACACTATTGTTAGATTTGTTTTCATCTTTATGGTTAATACAAGGATAATTATTAGGATTAGGGATAAATGCTTCTGCAACTAACCTGTGAACTAAGAATCTTTTATAATTATTCTTATAAGTAAGAGTAACAGCAACATATCCACGAGAATCTTTAAACTTAGATATAATATTACCTTTAAAATGTTGTTTAACTCCATCTTTTCCAATAATACTTCTATCTATACTTCTAACATTTCCAAGACTACTAACTTCGTAACCTTTTAAATCTTTAATAGATTTCCAAATTTCTTCCATACTTATACTTTATTTATTGTCCATAACACAAATATAAACGATTTTTACATCTACTACAAGCTGTATATAATCTACGAAGAGTATTATCTATATCTCCCCATGGATTACCAGTTCTAGTATCAAATACAATATCATTTATATCTATATACACATCAGCATAAGTACTACCTTGTGCTTTATGGCTAGTAAGAGCAAAACCATAATCTAAATCACGACTGAACTTTATCTTATTAGTAGCTTTATCTAATAGATTAACTAATAATAAGTTTCTTTCCCTAAATTCATAGTATTCTTTCCAACGTTTAGTTCTATTATATTTATCAGCATTAATAGCATTATAAATATAAGATTCACCTAACTTATAATAAAGCATAGCATTATTAAAATCAGAATGGTCTACTACAAATAAAGGTTTAGTTCTATTACCGCCATTAACTTGTATAAAAGTTACATTAAATCCATGAATATTATCTCTATTAGTAAAGTTCTTAATATCATGTATTATGTAATCTTCGGAGTTAACGATAATAGTATCTTTAAAATCATCAATAAAAGTATTATAAGACATTACTAAATCATTCTTAGTTAGAATTGCTTTACCACTATCTTCAATAATATTCTTACGAATTAATTTATTCCAGTCAGATACAGATTTATTAGTATAAGTAACAAGACGACAAGTATCAACATCTCTAGTAAATTCTTCATTATAAAATCCGTCTATTACAAGAGATTGAAACTCAAATGCACCACAAGTATAATATCCTTTAGTTTGAGTAGAATCAAAAGCATACCGATTTCTATTGATAAACTCTAGGAACTTCCAAGTTCTATTATCAATATCTTTTCTTAATATTCTTAATAATTCACTAACAGGATTACTTTCTTCTTGTCTTACAATCTGTCTAAGAGTATAAAACTTAATGTTATCGAAACAACGCGAACGAGTTTCTTTAACAGGCGGTAACTGATAGTTATCACCCATATAAATAAGCATACAGCCAAACTGTTCACACTCTCTTTCTATAAGAGTTTTAAGATTAATACCAATCATAGATGCTTCATCAACAATATATAGCTTATATTGTTTAATCTTCTTTTCAGCCAATGGGTCAAAAGGAGGATTATTAACATCAAAATCAGTAACATCTGTATTAAGTCTTAGACCTAAATCACTAGCCACAGTAGATGTAGCATATCCAGTAGATACACGAAGTACACGAGCAGCTTTATGAGTAGGAGCTGCAAGTCCAATAACAGATTTAGCTAAACCACATCTCTTTATTACTTCACGTATCATATAAGTTTTACCTGTACCAGCAGCACCAATAAGTGCACGTCTATAATCACCTTCAACATAACCTTTTTCTATAAAGGCTACAAGATTCTCATAAGCAATCTTTTGGTCACGAGTAAAACTATTCAAGACACTATCATCTTTCTTAGCATCATCAAACTTTTCAAAATTCATTGCATTTCAATAAAAATTTATCAATATTATCACGACATTTAAGAATATAACCTTTAACTGGTAATCCTATCTTAAATGGAATATAACAACTAGGCATAGTACAATAAGCATCAGTACATCTAACAATCTTAGTAGGTCTACCATGACTATCTAACGCACGAGTATATATTGTCTTAAAGCCTTTACATGAGTATGAACGTTCAGATAATGTAATAAGTTCATTAGTACCTTTAGGATTGAACTTATATTCATTGTTATGTAGAACAATAGTACCTACAACAATTTGCATTATTACTTTCTCACGAGGAATCTTCTTTTCCTCATTTACAGCAGATAGTTTAAAACTTAGTCCCATATTACTAAGATTTAACAATTTGATTAGGAAGATATTGTATACAACACTCTCCTTTACGGGGGAATATCTTATACTTATCAGTATTCATAATCCTAGGTAACGGAATAATTTCACAACATCTATCATCATGAACATCTATAATAATGCAATGATAAGCATTAACATCTGCATCATGAGATATAACAGCTTTAAGTCCTTCAAAATATACATCAAACGTACTATCAGGATTAACACATTGTTTTAAATCTACAACCATATTAATTAGCTTTAGTTTTATATATTTCATATAACTTACTAAATTCATCAGAAGGCATACATACAATAGGAACATTAGTATGCATTTGGTCTTTAGGAACAATACAATTTCTAGCAGTAACAATTCTATCATCTTCAACAAACATTGTTTCAAGAACTAAACAATTACCACCGTCTAGTATTTCCTTACATTTTGGACAAATATAAATATTATCTGTACCAAATACAAGAAGCTCATCGCCACAAACTAGACATTTGCCAGTCGTGACAATGAGCTTACCATTATCTTGTTTAAACTCGTTGAGCTTGGGCATAACTAGGAATACGTCTCCTTTCTTCCATTCTAATAAGTTTAACACTAGTACTTTCAAGTACATTAAGAGTAAAAGCTACTAATTTGTAACTTCTCTCATGCTTTCCGAATTTAATTTTCTTCTTAATCATTACGTTTAGTATTAATTGTTATTTAATAGGAGCATCTGACCGCTCCGCTTCGCTCCGCTTATTCCCCCGTAGAGGAGTTGTGAGTTGTTTAACCTTTTACTTAATTTCATCTATAATAGCTTTATTCTTATCAATACTATCGTTACTATAAAGATTATAACTATGTGTTTCATCAATATTTCTATTAATATCAAGAACAAATAGATACATACTAATATAAGAAGTATTGTTAAGATTGCAATTAGTATAAAGGTCACTAGAGAGTTTAGTACTATACAACAGACTAAGCTGTATTTTCTGTAACTCTCTAAACAATTTAGTAAATTCTTTCTTATTCATGTCGGTATATTAGTTTTAATTAATAATCATAGAAAAGGAGCAGACGCTTCTGCTCCAAGCTAAATAATTAATATTTATAAAAATCCTAATTCTATCTCACGACAGTAATTTAATTAAGGGTAAAAATATAAAGTCGAATAAAGTTCTCCTATCTCACGACAGTAATTAACAACTTGTATTTTTAAACACAAATACTATGTATTTATAGCTGACATTTTACGAAGAGGATTTCCCTTACTTCAACCATTTGGTTAATGTTTCAACTTAGATTAGTCATCATCAGAGCTATTATAAGAAATAGCACGATTCTCACGAACAGTGCTATTATAATTCCATAAAACCAATAAATACTATTCTCACGAATAATAGATATTACAATACGACAAATTTAATTTTAGTTTAACTAAAACAGATAAAACAAAATTGGCAAATTACTTATTATATATCTTTGTATAATCTACATAATAAAAATCAGGACAATCTTTAAGAAATAATTCACATATTCTACGAGCTTCATCTTTACTATTACCAGAGTAAAGAGTTTTAGCATTACCATTAAAAGACTTTCTTAGCTTATCATTCTTGTCTAGGAATACAAGATGATTTTCAGAACAATAGAATACAGAATAAATCGGAGCTTTACTAGTTTCATATTTAGCAAGAAGTTTATCATAAGATTCTTTAGCACTGTCTCTCATATCACTAATATATTTGATATAAGAAAGCATAATACTATCCCATTGTTCAACAGCTTTAATCTTATCTTCAATAGAATACTCACCGTCAAGAATATCTTCAAGAAGATTATTCAATCCTTTAACATTAAGATTTTCTAAATCTTCAGGAATAGTTTTATTAAATTCTCCTTTAATAAAAGCCTTACGATAATCTTCTTTAATAGAATCAATAAGATTAACATCAGAACCACTAGCTAAAGCACAAGCTAAAATAGCAGATATAATATCTTTCATTATAATAAATTTTTAAATTAGACAATAAAAAACTCTACTAATATTACTCTAGTCTCACGACCTGAATAATCTTAATAGAGTGGAAACCGACATTTATTTAACCCTTTTGTCAGATATTAATTAAATAGAGTACGTATCGGCATTATACTAAACGTAAAATAATAACTGCAACAGCTCCTAAAGCAATAAGAGAAGCAATAACAAAACCAACAGTATTATACTGTCTCTTAGCTTTAAGCTCTTCATAATCTTTGTTAGCTTTATCTAACTTAGATTCGAGAAATTTAATGCCGTCTTTAAGAGCTTTATTATTAGCTTCCAATTGATTATTAGCAGCACTTAATTTAGAAGACATACTACGAAGAGCTTTATCTTCATTACAAATATTCTCATACATAGCCTTATAATGATTAAGACCAGCATCAGACTTTTCATTAGATTTACGTAGACGGATAACTTCTGTCTTTAATTCGTTAACTGTTGGACGTTTCTTACTAAGAACATCGACATCTTTCTTTAATTCGTTCATAACTATTAGTATTTAATTAATCTTCAATATGAGTTATATCTAAATCGAGGTCTAAATTATCCTCGCTTAACGTATTGCCAGTATTCCAATTATTAGCCATCTCACAGTCGAGATAGTCTATATCAGCTACTATGCCACAAATGGGAAACTCTACACCTTCGTCATACATAATCGTAAAATTTATAATGCAGGTGCAAGTATAGTGATAAATAATTGAAATACCAAACAATACTAATAATTTTATTAATTGATATTACATACTATATATTGTTCATAAGAAGTAATAATATCATTAACAGGAAAACCGCAATTAAGAAGAGTATTAATTATTTCCGCAAAATAGACATCTTTACAAGTAATAGTAAAGTTTTCATTATTGAACTTACGAACAACAGCAGGAGTAGTTCCTTCAATAAAATATATATTCATAGCACCAACATTATATTCAATAATATCATTTGCATACTTAGATAATACATTTCTAGGAGAAACAGAATATCTCAACTCATTAAAAGCTCTACTAGCAATACTTCTATTTTTAAATGATATAACAAACTTGCTATCAATGCTATTAGTAATATTATAACCACTTGAATCGAAACCATATTTTTCATCAGGTTTAAGATATTCCTTAACAGTACGAAATGCTCGTCTATAATATTTGAACCAATAAGTTCTTTCAGCTAAATCAGAAGTTTTACTTTCTAACTTTTCTGTAAGTGCATTATTTGTTTCACGACATTTATTTAGTTCATATTCAACATTCTCTAACTCAATAAGTCTTTTAGTCTTCTCTTCAATAATCTTATCACGACGATTTAACTCATCATTTAATTGAGATATACGTTGTCTATGAATATCAAGTTCACTAGTAAGACCTATTATCTGATTACGTAGTTCAGTAACTCTATCACCACTATTAGTAAGTTGTTTTTCGAGAAACTCGATACGTTCAGTCAACTCATTATTATTAGATTTAAGAGATTCAATCTCATCACAATCTTTAATAGTATAAGTATTGCCTAAGTCAGCAATCTCACAAATAGAAGCAAGTGATTGAAAATCTAAATCAATAATACAACCACTAGCTTCAGCAATAGTAACTCCATTGGTATGAGATACAAGAGTTATATGCTTTTTATCATTTACAATAGCTTTCATAAATACAAGTATTAATTATTAAGAATTTAATTTTAAAAGTAGAATCCATACTATAACAGTATAGTACGATATAGTAGACGAATAAAACTAATAACTATTATATAAGTTATTATAGTTTGAACTAAAGAACGAATGATAATAACCTTCTTATAAGAAAGGTAATTAAACATTAAATAACATAGGCATATAACTATCCCAATTAAAGATAGAAATATATGGAACTGATAATCTGTCATGGTGAAGTAATATCAAATAATATTAAGAATATACATAAAGTAGACGCAACTATTATTAAAGCGAATAATGTAGTAAGAAGAGTAATCTTAGTGTTAATAAGAAACTCACTGCATTTAATAAGTGCGATAATAAATAGTAATGTTAAGACAGTAATATCGTAATTAGACATAATAGTATAAGTTAGTAAGTGGATAAGATAAAGAGTAAAAGAAGTACAGTAACGTCACTCCTTTATGGGGGAGACAGCGAGCTTTGCGAGCGTTGACAAGCCAAGCTACACAACAATACAATTATTAATAATAGTATTACTAATAGTACTATTCCCGTTATCAGTTGTAATACATAGTATTGTTATTATCGGAATCGTCCGAACTACTATTGTCAAAGACAATGGTAGTGACGCTCTAACAATAACAACTGCAATAACCAATAATAATATAATAGTAAGGACTAAGGATTAAGACTATAATAATAACTATTGGTACAATAATAGTGTGGACTAATATAAAAACCTAACTATTAGTACTATTAGTACAATAATAGGTCTATCATATTGACAATAATATCTTCAACTCTAAGACTATTAGAACAAAGTTCTAATTGGATTAGACAATTAACAACCAACAACTAGTAATAGTACTATTATATAAATATAATTAAAATCATAACTATCAATATAATAGCAACAATAATAGAACTAGTACTATGACTATGATAGTATCTAATAGTAGGATTATAAGATAGGATTAAAATCCTAACTCCATAAACGAAGAGGTTTAAGTAGTAGTTGTAACATTGTAGGTAAGAGAAGTGAGTTAGAATGAAGGAGTAGAGGTAGGAGAGGGAGTAGTCCCACTACTTAACCAACTCATCTCTCTTATCTACATCTTCTAACTATTCTTACTCCACTAGTATTATCTCACTCTATTGTCTACTCTACTATCTAGATTAACGAAGAGCCTTAGCGACCCTTCCGAGCATTGATGTTGTCAATACTAGTAATAGTCTTGATACTATTGATACTATTTGTTGTTGTTGGTGTTGTTGTATGAGCTTGCTCCTATTGTCTACGACAATAGTCACCGACCTTGCGGACGGTCTTTTCGACCCCTATATATATATATATTATAATTATATACTACGTATATAATATATATATATATAATATAGACGCATCTGATTCTGTATCAGATTTTCTAACTCTGCTATTAGTCCATTATTCTTGGCTAACGTGGAGCTGCTGCGACCCTTAGGGTTTTGATGTGGTTTTACAAGGGTTTAGCTTATCAGTTGGTTAGCTTCGCTTATCAGTTGTAGCGTTTCGCTTATCAGGTGACTAGTGTCGTTTCCAATCCCGATTGGCTTTGCCGGATAGCTTTGCCGGATAGCTTTGCCGGATAGCTTTGCCGGACGGCAAGCATAAGTCGAGAGTATTATCGAACACGTGCCGAATGGTGTATTCTTAGTTTAGTAGGAGAGGTTTCCCTCTCCTACGTAACTGGTTAAGCAGCACCCTCTGCATCAGGTTGGTATTTAGCCAACATGTCAGCCACGAGCATTTCGTCCGCAAGGGACAACGTACGCATACTAAGTTCGTACGGGAAATACTCGTAACGGTCGTGTTCATTAACACGTTCTTCACGAGACATTTTAGCGGCATACGGATTAACGAATACTTCACCTTGCGCAAGTACGTGTCCAAGCACGCTAATACGTGCCTTCTTGAAGATAACGTGCAGCACTGACAACGGTGCAGTCATAACAGCATTGGCAAGCATTGGTTCGCCTTGACCTTTCAGTATTGCAGATAGCTGAATACGAGTGGTAAAGATATTACGAGTCGTAGACTCGACATAAGTACCACTAGCAGCATCTTTAACAAACTGTGGAATGTTGCGATTAACAACAACAGTAAGCGCACCTGCATAACGACTACTATTATCAATGATATTAGTAATCATTAAGCTGTCGTGATTCTCGAAATCAGGACGGTCAAGCAACAGACGAGTAATATCGTCTGCATCCTGTCCTTGATACTCGGATAGGTCAACTATACGAGCGTCAATAGCTTCATCAGCAGCTTCATTAGTAGCATCTGTTTCAGCGTTAGCACTTGCTGCTTCGGCAGCTTCTTTTGCAGCTTTTGCAGCTGCTTCTGCTGCTAATCTAGCAGCATCGTTAACTTTTTTTCCCATGATTATAGGTATTAAATGTTATAAAATCAGTCGGCAACTGTTCAACCAATATGCATCCCGACTACACACACAATGGCAATATGTTTATAGTCATTTGGTTTGATAGTAACTGCAATATGTTTATAGTCATTTGGTTTGATTAAGCCAATAGTTCTTTAACAACATCGTTAGCATCTAGTATTAATACTAACACTACTAATAGTATTAGAAAGCTATTCACATGGTTATCATACAACTTAATATAACTTAGATGCATGAATGCTGGTACACCTAGTATACTTAATGCTAAGTGTACCACTTTTAGTTTATCACTAATATTCATACGTATCTAGTGTAATAACGTGAACAAAACTTGTCGTAGGTTTCACCTGCACGACCATACATTTTCCAATCATGCTTCTGTCTTCTAATAGCAGATAGATAAGTAGCAGTAGTCATAACTACTGCAATCAATAACAATATCAAGAATATCATAAACATAAGTATTTAATTAAACATTATAGCAATATGTTTAAGGTCATTTGGTCTTGACGGGGGTATTGGAATTGGTTTGAGAGTAGGGGGCTATCAGGGTAGGAGCTTCACCTCGATAAAAATATACTCACGAAAAATATATTTCTCCGGGGAGCAGCACTAGCAGTAGTAGTCCTTCTAGTAGTTTTAATAGTAATTTGAATAGCAGTCCTAATTCTATCTCTAATAGTAGTCCTAATCCTATTCCTAAGTTCATTATAAGTAATACTTCTAAATCTTTTCTTCCTAATAGTTCTAATAATCACATTAGTAGTACCTTGTTGTTTGTTGTTGTTAGTAGTCCAAAGTCTATTTTTAATAGACTTAGTCCTATTAGTCTAATTAATTCCTTTAAGTCCTTAATTGGTCTTACTTATATTATATAGTATTGGTTGTCTATTTGGTCTTATTGTGTATTACCTTTCTCCTCTTCTATCGAAGAGTCCGAAGATTTAGCATCAGGATTGTAAAAATAGAATGGTAAGATTTAGTCGATATTTTAGTTAAGTAGTGGACTTGCATTAGAGTGTGTACTAATGTGAACTAGTGTGAATGGATGTGAATTATATAGCGAATACAATTCTAAAGGTTTTTTAACGAGTTAGATATTGATAGTACGAATATTATTCGTATACTTGTACTATTAATGACTGGTGCATATATTACTCTTAGTAATGCTAGTCAACTTAATTAATATTATTAACAATCTAATTAAAGTAATTATGTTACATTTAGAGAACAAAACTAAAGAAGAAACTTTCCTAGTTCCTCAACACATCGGAGAAATTGATTTCAAATATGTTTCTGACCGAGTTAAAGATATAACTCCGTTTAAGCATTTTGGTATTGTCGCTATTATTCAGACTGCTAAACTTCGTGAGATTATCAATCCTGATTTAAAGGGTACTGGTAGTACTAGATTTATATTAGTTAAGACTAACTATGCTGATGATGTTAAGGAAGAAGATAGAGCTATGCTTAATCGTTTCTTATATGTTGCTCCGTCTGATGTATTTACTGGCATAGATTGTAATCCTCGCAGTAACGAACTTACTCCTTATAATCTTGCTGAATTTATTCGTGGCGACCAAGACTTAAATCTTAGTATTGCTCGTGGTGAGATATTCCGTAAAGTTGGAAGTGGTTCTGTTATTAGTTTACTTGGTACAGAAGTGAACCCTGTTACTACTGAAAAGAAAGGAGATAATGGTAAGTTGATTACTACTATTGCCGAAACAGTAGTTTGTATTGGCTATAAGATTGTCCGTCTTACTGATATTCAAGGTCAGAACTCTGTCGAAGGTCTTATTCCTAGTGGTAAACCTCAAAAGTTTATAGTAGCTACTAATTTACTAAATGTATAAACTAGATGCCTTCTATTGATTTAAAAGAGAAAAAGGAGTTATTAGTAACTCGTCCTGATATTATTAGTTTATTAGGTGTTACACCTCTTGAAGCTGAAATAATAGATGATATTATAGATAATATCGAAGACCAAATTATTGATAGGATTAAAAGTCTACAACGAGTTTCAATTCCTTTTATTGGTGGATTTATTGTTAATGAAGCCAAGTTAGATGCAATAGAACATCATCCTGTAATGAAGGCTAAAAGGCAAGAACTTACTAATGAAGAATATTGGAAATTTAAAAAGAGCTTAGTTGCTACTCGAATGGCTCAACGTAGTAAATTTAGAAGTAGAACTTCGATAATATCTCGAACTGTTAGACTTAATCGTAAGTTAGCCGCAAGGAAACTTAGAGAGTTTAATCAAGATGAGAGGTCTTTTAAATTATATATGTACTTCTTTAGTAAGATGAAGCCAGTTAATGATTCTGATTACTATATTGAACTAAGAAATAATAAAGGTTATGATTACGAAGATTGCCCCTTTGGATTTAACAGGTATGATTAGCGTTGACGAGCAAGGTTATCCCTTTGCTCCTAACGTTTATCAGATACAGGATAAAGATGTAAGAGAGTTATATCTTCGTGATACTAGTGAAGATAAACTTCGGTATCTTAAAGAAGCCGGAGTTATTTTTTATCTAGCTGACCCTAAGTCTCCACCTAATCAAATGGGATATAGTCGTCCCGAAGCCTTAGCATCTGCTAGAGCTAATTACGCTCTTCC